ATGACCTCCTCTGACCTGGCAATTTCGGCCGCAACGCTGTTGGCCACAGGCCGGCCCAAGCCGGTTCGCGTCCTCATCTCACTCCGGATCAGTGACCTGACCGACGAGTCCACGAGCCTTGAGCGTCAGCTCTTCGATGCCCGCCAGTTCATCGCCGACCGGGCACACCTCGGCTGGACCGAGGCCGGCGTTGCCCGAGACGCCCATGTGTCGGCCTCGAAGCAGAGCCCGTTTGAGCGGGCGGAGCTTGGCCACTGGCTGAAGGAGCGCGCCCCCGAATTCGATCTGATCTTGTTTTGGAAGCTCGATCGAATCATCCGAAAAGTTCTGGACATGCAAGAACTGCTTCGATGGGCGGTCGACCATGGAAACAAGGACTTCGCATCCGTCACTGAGCCGATCTTCGACATGACCGGCCCATTTCGGCATGTCATCATCGCTCTTTTCTCCGCGCTGGCGGAGATGGAGGCCAAGAACACCAGCATCCGAGTCAAGAGTTTCCGAGACAGCGTTCGTGAGCTGACGCGGTGGGCCGGCGGCATGCCCGCGTACGGCTTCGAGGTCTACAAGGAGGACGGGGCTGCATACCTGCGCCAGAACCCTCACCAGGTCAACGTCCTACGGGAGATCGTGAACCGGCTTCTCGCCGGAAAGGAGTCGCATGCCGCTATTGCCGACGATCTCAACGCGCGGCATGAGCCGACAGCCCGAGGAACCCGTCCGTCCAAGCGCATCCAAGACGCGGGCCGCACATACAAGTGGACAGCCTCCGGCCTGCGCAAGATGTTGAAGAACGAAGCCCTTATGGGCTGGAAGATGGAAACCCGCCCCGTCCCTGGCAAGAAGTACTTTGAGACGATACCGGTGATAGACCGCAACGGGCACAAGGTGAAGGTTGCCGATGCAATCTTTTCCGAAGAGGAGTGGAAGAAGCTTCAGGAATACCTTAGTGGTCGCACCTTCAAGATGTCCCCTCCGACCAACGTAACTCCGTTCCCAACGGTCTGGTGCTGTGGCTACTGCAAGGGGAACATTCGCCTGCATGTTGCCCGAAGGGAAAAGGAGGACGGCAAGGTTACCGAGTACCCCAAGTTCAGGTGTGCAACCCCGCGGGAGGTCGATGGTCGGACAAAGTACGGCTGTGAGGAACAGGTCTCCTGGGACCCGGGGAGGTTGCTCGCGACGTTCGAACACCACCTCATGGAGGAATTCGGCGACCTGGAGGCGGAAGAGCGCATCTACGTCGTGGGCGAGGACAACGCCGGCCGCATGGCGGAAATCGAAGAGCTTGTTGTTCACCTGATGGCAGACATGGAGCCTGGGCGACGGTACGGAACGGCCCTCACCCGCCCGACGGCAGAGGCCACGATCGACAAGCTGAACGCGGAGTACGAGACGCTTAGCGGGCGCCCGAGCGGCGATCGATGGGAGTACCGGAGTCTGGGCAAGACCTGGCGTGAACTGTGGATGTCGAGCAATGTCGCAGTCCTGGAGGCGATCACGCAGCGCAACGGAATCCGCCTTATCTGTTACCAGGAGGCGTTCGAGCTGGTGGTCCCCAAGCGGATGAAGCTCTGATGCTGGACCGGAGGCCGGGTGGTCGTGTTACGGTTCCCAAGTTGCAAGTAAAGATCGACTTGCAACCAACTGCCTAGCACAGTTGACCCCGGCGAGGTTGCAGCCTCCCGGGGTCCGACACGCAGAGGAACAGTCTCCGTGCAGATTCAGCGTACCCGGCAGGACCGCGAGTTCACGGTCCTGCCCAACTCGATACTCCAGGACTCGGACCTGTCCTTGGCCGCCCGCGGCCTCCTCGGACTCCTCCTGAGCCAGCCTGCCCAGACCGCCGCGACGGTCAGGTCCCTCACCGAGGACACCCGCGAGGGCCAGCGACGTGTCACCGGCGCCATGAAGGAACTTCAGGCTGCTGGCTTCGTCGTGTGCACCAAGACGCAGAACGAGGCCGGCCGCTGGTCCACGCATGTGGCCGTCTTCGACCGCCCGCAGACCGGGGAACCGAAGAGCGAATCTCCGCAGGTCGGGGAACGGCGCTGCCGGTCCTTCGGGTCTAACCCGAAGGGAAAGAACCAGGAAAAGAACCCCACCCCTACCCCCGTCGAAGAGGTCGAGGACGCACCGGCGGCCGAGGTCGAGGGCGGGCAGGAGGACAGCCACCAGGAGCAGGAGCAGGCCACGGCGGAAGCCGTGACCGTCCTGGCCCGCGTCGGCCAGGCCGACCGTCGTCTCCGCCTCGGTGTCGCCGAGATGCTGCGACTGGCCCCGCTCGCCGCTCAGTGGGTGGCCCGAGGCGCCACCGAGGCCGAAATTCGTGACGCCCTGATTTCCGGCCTGCCTGCCCAGGTGGCTCGGCCGGCGGCCATCGTGGAGTGGCGGCTTACGCACAAGATGCCGGCCGAACCGGCCGCGCCAGTTGCGCCCCTGGCCGAGTGCGGCCAGTGCAAGGCACCTCTGCCGCGTGGCCAGGAGGCCGGAATTTGCTCCGGCTGTGCCGGGGTGGCCAAGGTGGCCAAGGTGGCCAAGAACCAGGTGTCCACTCCTTCGGCCACTGCTGACGAGGCCGGCAGTCTGCTGGCGGCCATCCGCGACCGACGGGCCACAGGCACCTTCGCCCCGAAGGCCCGGCCGTACAGCTTCATTCCGGCTGCGGCCTGAAAGGGGGACGATCATGTCTGGGACTGTTTCCGTTGACCTGCCCTGGTTTGCGCGGGCGACCAGGAAAATTGGCGCCCCGCTCGCCTTCGGCGCCGCCCTGGCTATGTCCGTCCCGGGCGAAATTCACCTTGCTGAGGTGGCCGGGTGGAGTAGTGGCTTCGCCACGTTGATGCCGGTCTGCGTCAGCGTGTACGCAGCCAGCGCCGCCGTAATGGCCGATGTGGCCCGACGCTTCAACCTGCCGGGAAAAGTGTCCGCTCAGGTTGGCGCCGTCCTCGCGCTGATCCTGGCCATCCTGGCGCAGGACATATCTCACCTGATTCAGCTCGACTACATGAACACCTCGGCCGTTCTGGTCGCAGCTGTCTCGGCTATCCCAGGGCTGGTTGTGGCGCACCTGCTGCACATGGGCCGTGGCCCGCGCGAGACGGCCATTGAAGTGGAGGCTCCCGATGTGCCCGAGGTCGCCGAGGACCAGGAGGACGGGCAGCTGTCCCTGATCGACATGGAGACAGGGGAGGCAAGGCGGCGAGGGAAGCGGGGCCGGAAGCCGGCCGTGGCGCCTGAGGAGGTTCAGGCGGCGGCCGACAGGCTCAAGGCTGAGAAGAAGAAGGTGACCGGTACCACGCTGGCCGAGGCTCTGGGGGTGGCGCCGCGAACCGGGACCCGCTACCTGGGCCAGGTTTCCGCGGACGCCGAGGCGGCCAGTTAGCAGGCCAGAAACGCGAAGATGCCCTCACCTCGGGGTGGGGGCATCTCGGGCCTGGCGCTCATGTGGCCATGCAACAGCAAGGGTCGTTACTCATTGCCGGGGCTGAGCCTAGTCGATGAGAACCGGCCCCGGGGACAGACCCGGGGCCGGCTACCTGCGCTCGGAGGAACGAGGTCCCCCCGAGCAACGGTGCACGGGGTCACCCTACCGGGCGCTAGGATGCGCTATGTCCACCGTGCTTGAAATCGTACAAATCGTGCGACAGTTCGAGGTCGACAACCCGAACACTTTTTTGCCCCTCGCGCGGGCCATCAAGGTCGTCTCCGAGGCAACGGGTATACCGGAAATGACCATTCGAACCCATATTCGGAGGCTCCTGGACGAGGGGGAATTGGTCGAGCTGCGCGAGGAGCCCGACGTTCATGCCGTCCTGCTGCCGGGGCCCGATGAGGTGTACCTCTACCTGAAGCCGTCCCCGCCGAAGCCGGGGGCCCTTCAGGTCACCATCGTCGAAGCTGAGTCGGGGTCAGGGGGCCGGCGCCGCCACATGGTGGCCACCAGGACCCGGGTCACGGAGTTGAAGGTGCACCGGCATGCCGAGAAACGGCAGCGGAAGCTCACCGAGAGCCCCGAGGAGCGGCAGGTTGCACATCAGCGGGACCCTGAGCTCGGGGACCTGGTGGACCAGTTGGCTGACGTGCTGGGAGACGGCTCCAGGAGTGCCATGTGGCCATCAGGTCACGATGGAGTGGCTGTGAGCATAGAATTTCGACCGGGAGACTCTGAGAGGGCAAGGGCATTTCTGCGCGGAGGCCTCTCCGCCCTCTCGAACTGAATGTAGGACCAACCAAAGCAGCACCCCTTGTCGAGGGGTGCTGTTGGCGTTCAATGACCTTTTCTGCCGGGGCATATAGAACCCCCGGCAATAAAGATGTATGTGTCAATCTCCCACCCTTCCGGACGACTTCACCGAAAGAGTGGTACAGCTCACGTCAGACGTCCCTCGGGGATGATCTCCTGCTGTGCCCACGTCGGCAGTGTGGTCGGGGCCCCGACGACCATGCCGATGTCGGCGACACCCGTCCCCGAGGTAACCGGCACGTCTCGCGTCACGACGTGAAGCTTGGCGAAGAGCATCATGCTGAGCCACGGCGGAAGATCGGGGCCCAGGGCGCCTTCGGTCAGCTCCGCCCACTCAGTTGAGATGTCCGCGGGGACAGGTTCAAGAACCACAGCAACCTTGGCAGCCCTGTCGTACTCCTCCATGGACGCCCTGATCCAGTGGTCCGAAACTGGCACGGGGTAAGTCTCGGAAGCGTGCACGAGGGGCATCAGCTCGTTGCCGATCACGTGCAATGAGGTCGCCAGCGGAATGGAGGTGATTTCCTCGGCCGTGTCCGCCCCGAAAACAAGGAACGGGGTGTCATGCGGCAGATTGATGGCCGTCTTCGGCAGGACGAACGTGGTGAAGTGGACGCTCATGTTGCTGGAGCGTAGTGGTCGGGGCTGACAGCCGGGCCTAGATACGGCGAAGTGCCCCGCTCTCGAAGGGCGGGGCACTTCTACCCGCGAGCGCGGGTCCGACGTACAGGTGAAACAGGGCCATGAGCCATACCCGAGAGCGCGGGCCCAATCCCTCATACGAGGGCAAAACCCCATCCCGAGAAGCTTGGCTCTCTGGGTCAAGGCGATCTCCGCACAAGCGGAGCATGGAGTACGCCAATCACAATGGGTACGCCTGCGGCTGACCAACCTCCGCCGGTGCGGAGCGGTACTGCTGCCATCACCGTCCCGGGCTTCCCCAGTTTGGCGAGAACGACTCTGCCACGGCCCACTGACAGCGTGCAAGCGTCCTGGCCAAGGCCCCTCGAACGGGTGATGCGAGGCCCTGGAAGGCCTCATGGAGCCTCGGAGTGCTGGCCTACCGCCTCCAGGGCGCCGGCGCCTCCTTTTCTGCCGGCTGGGAGGCTTCGAGGAGCCCCACTGCGGCCTCTAATTCATTCATTCAGCGCCCCTTGAGCTCCGCGGGGAGCCCGCCGGCCCCCAAATCGATCCCGGAGAGTCACTGAGAGCACCTTGAAGGGCTCTGGAAGGCCTTGGAGGGGCCCCAGGAAGCTCCTGGAGCGCTTCGAGCCAGCTTGACAAGTCCGGCGAAGCCGTAGGCCGGTACGGGGTGCCTCCAGCCCCGAAAACTTTCATACCCGTACACGGTGGAAGGAAGGCACCCCCGGTGGGTCCTGTGTGAGCGTATGCATGTATTACCCCCGGGTACACATCACAGGCGATCAAGAATGAATCAATGGATTGACCAGGCAATTCATTCACGCAGCAGCACACATGACGACGCGTCAGGGAGCGAGACCCCGAGGGCACCGGTCATGAGGTCTAGACCACTCAGGATCACTGACGACCCATCAGATATACGAGTGACGAGCCGTCAGGTAAGCACTTGCTCGCCCGGTACGACACCTAATGTCCGAATCACTCTCGACCCTGTCATGGACATACATGTGTGCATTGTGTGTAGCTCATGCGATGAATGAATGCATGAATGCTGCACATCCTGTGCAAATGGTAACGAAGATGTCTCGGAATGAGCTCTACCGCATAACAGAATATATTACTCTGCGTATTGCCTTAGCTACTAAGATAGAGGCCGGCGATCAAGTGTCCTATTTTGGGCTATTGACTTTCCCGTAATCCGTGCTAGTAGGGATTTACCCTCTCCCCTATATGCACAGGGTGACCCCTTTCGATACTTTCCGTGATCGAGTGATCACGCGCCTCCATTCCTGACATGAGCACTGCGGGTTGCTTGCAACTAGGTAAATGCCTAACGTTCTCGGTGTCGGAACAGCGCAACGCAGAAAGGCCCCTCCGGGAAGTACCGCCCACCGCAGCAGCGGGGGACACGGGAAAAGGAGGTGAGGCAGCGAGGCTGACCGGCGAAGAGGTGAAAACGCCCTCTTCCAAGCGCACAGCACCGCCTGTAAGGCCGCAAGACAATGCGACCGGACCAGACACCTGCCGCGTACGCCCTGACGGGTTCTGCGCCCCCTTTATGAGGAGGGGTGTAGGGCTACAACAGTTGGGGTGGGAAAACAGCGGGGAGGGCTGGAATGGGATAGCTCGTACCTTGAGAACTCAATAGTGGGCCAGGCAATGCCTGGCACCGTCAGCCGAAACGATCCTATGTGCTGCGACGATCCGGGAGACCGGGGAGCAAACGGGGCAGACACGCGACTGACGTAAAACTCATGGCTGTGCAGCGACCACGCGACGACCAATGCACTGATCCCAGAATGAAAGGACTGGGGAGCGAGCGGGAAGCACAGCCGGAGCGCGGCAGGGAGCGCTAAAACCACCCTGTAGAGCCGGGAAGGGTCAAGCCTGACCGGCTCTCTATGTGCCCCTGTAGGAGGGGTGCAGAACCTCACCATCGATCTAAGGAGGAAAGGTGTCCGACACCCTTATCAAAACCCCGTGTGGTTGCGTTGTGCGGGGAAATCGCCATACCTGGGACTACCGGCAGTACACCGTAGAAATTCGCAATGGGTACGGGGTCATCCTTCAGACTGTTGGGGTACCGGCCAATGATGATGAACACGCCGAAGCCTTGGTCAAGCAGCAAGGGTCCAGGGGTGGAGTCCGTCTGCGACCGGCCAGCTGGACCTATCACAGTATCGGTCACAAGATCATGCGCGGCCAGTGCTGCACCGATGCCCGCCCCTGTACCGGGTGCATGAATCGAACCATTGACGGCCTGCATTAGGTCTCTTTTTTTGCCCTCTTACTTGCAACTAGGTCTTTCGTTGCAGCTGGGTATAGGCGAGCGTGCCTAGTCATCCACGGCCCCGGTCGTGAGTGGCTAAGTCCGGTCGGCTGACTGGCAAAACCAATAGGAGAAATCATGGCGCGAGAATTCCGCGTGTGGAATGAGGTCGGGGACTTGTTCGGGGTGCACCGGACCCCGGGGGCGGCGGAAAGGACGGCGGCTGCCGCTCGTAATGCGTGCCGCAAGCACTGCCGTACGAGCGGGAAGGAGGTGACCCCGGGAATGGGTGACTTCCAGTGTGGCGTACTCAGTCGGCACGGGATTTCCATTCAGGTGGTCGAGGACGGATACGACGTCACCACCGGGTACATCTACTAATCAGATAGGGGAATGATTCATGTCAGAGATATTCATTGGCGAGCGTAAGCCGTTCATGTCGGGGATTCAGGCATCCCAGCGGTTCGAAACCTACGACCGCTTCATTAACGGGTCCCGCTATCGCTTCTCGGTGCATTTCGACTGGCGGGACCGGCGAAAGAGGATCGGGGTAGCGGTGACCCGCGTTCTCAGCATCACCGAGGACGGACAGCCCGTGTTGGAAAAGGTTCACCAGTTTGGCAAGCCGATCACCCGGTGGGGGTTCTGAGATGAGCACTGGCACCCGTGTCCGTGATTGGTGGGAGTACAGCAGGGCGGAATTCTCGCAAGAGGATGCCCACAAGCACGCAAATTCTCAGGCGCGCTACCGCCGGGAAATGCTCGTGTGGGAGGAGGCGGGACAACTCGACCTTTTCTCGGATGAGCCCGCACCTACCACGGACGACCTGATCAAGCTTATGGGCCTGTGAGCCCGGAAATGGAGACTTCAATGCGTAACATCCTGGCCCGTGCCGCCCTCCTGGGCGCCATTGTGGGGGCTTTCTTCGTTGGAGATCTTGTCGACCATCAGGAGCCCCAGAAAGCGAAGCCTGGCATTTCTAGGGGGCACGTGTACGGCGAGGGATTCGCCGATTCCAAGGCCGAGGATTGCGATATGGGATTCGCCTCCGCCTGCGACTGGTTCAAGGATGCCCCGGATGAGGCTGTGGCCTCATTCAATGATGGGTTCAGCGATGCCCAGCGGGACAACTGCGACCAGGGATTCCAGCCTGCCTGTGACTGGATATCCCTTCACTGAGTGACGCGCTTTGGTCCGGCCGGGCACGACCCGGCCGTTCCATGGCCTTTCACCCAACCGGAAGAACGGAATAGACCAATGGACCAGACCCCCAGGACCGAGAAGAGCATCGAAGCCGTGGCGGCCGAATATGAGGCTCAGCAGGCATTCATTGACATGTGGCAGCACGGTTTCCCGAGGTGCCCTCTTACCCGCTACGTGGATGCCGCGTTCCGGGTCGCTGACAGTCTTACCTGACGCGCTTTGGTCGGGGCCGGTAATCCGGCCTCGGTCATGGCCTGTCAGTCGACAGATGCCAACTCGATTCTCTGAGGGAAATGCCTAATGCGAAACCTGACCCGCTCCATCGTTGCCCGACTGTTCCGCAAGAACCACCAGCAGTCGGGGAAGGCGGTGGTGCCGGATAACTCCTACGGCGTGCGTCCAGCCCTTGACCTGATTTCCCGAGACATTGAGGGGGGCGACTACATTCTGAATTGCCGCGAGGCGGAGGCGCTGGGATCCCTCCTCTGGTCCTTTGGGCACGGGGAAATGGCCGAGCAGGTGATCAGTGCCCACTCCGAGTACGACGAGTGCGGGGATGCTCACCACATTTGCGGATCGGATTGCTCCGAGGATGACGAAGACCCGTTCGAGCTGGCAGTCTGAAACTCAAGGGAGCACTCAATGACTACCAAAAACCCCTACACGGTCGTATTCGATTGGACCGAGGCGTGCCTAGAGTCGCTGAAGTGGGACCCCAATTTCCCGGATCCCGAGGCCCCGGTGTACTTGGTTTGGGCGAACAATCCGAGTGATGCCAGTGATCTCGGGGACGAAATGGCGGTGGAGGAGTACGGTCCGACGGCGCCTATCGACCTGAGACACGTTGTCATCTTGGACGGTCACGCCAACCCCGTCCGTGACTGCTAACGCCTGACCCGCTTTGCTCTGGGCCGTCCTGATATCAGGACGGCCTTTTGCATGGCCTGTCAGCCGACAGGACTACCACCTAGCCAAAAGAGGAGAACTAATGAGTTGGCAGCATGAGTTGTGGGTCTGCAACAGCGGATACACGCTGCCTGAGGAGCATGACGGGTCGTGCGACATCTGGGCGAGGGAAGCGGTTTACCTGGGTTATGACTGGTTCAAGGCATACGCCGAGGCTGCCGCAAAGCCGCACGCGGTTGTGAGGCTCCGATACTCGCGGTTCGCCGTACGAGCCTCCGAGGTGTTCCGCCACATCGAGGGCGGCGGCCTCTGTGCTGGCTGCTGGAGGCGCCACCAGGTGACGCACACGGAACACGTCATCGAGCCTGACACCGGCCTATGCCGACCCTGCATCGAGGTTGTGAAGCGGCGCGGCCCGTACACCCGGACGCCCAACGGCCCGGAATTCATGTGTGAGGACTGCCGGGTTGCCTTCCGGCGGAACCACGAGGCCAGTTCCAGCGCGGCAGGGCACGACCCGAATCCGCGCATCTATCGACTGGCGCTCGAAGTCGCCATTGAAGACGGCTCGCGCTAGTTGCTTGCGTGACCACCAGGCCCCCCGACCTTGCGGCCGGCGTCTCCTCCCGGGGAGAGGTCTGTCCCAAGGCCGGCCGCGAGGGCCTGGTGGTCGCGTTGGCCACTAGACGAGAGGAACGGTTAATGCCTTATCCCAATAACTACTCCGGGAAGTGCAGCACTAATTGCGGTCGAGAGGCCGTCGTGTGGACCGGGATTGAGCGGTACGGGGATGTCTGGCATTCGCGCTACCCGCATTGCGAGGCGTGTGCGGAGAAGTGGACCAACGACCCGTACCTGAAGACCCGGACGAAGCCTCTTCGGGGCCGGTGAGCTGTGCCAACGGATGACGAAGTGCGGGCATACATGGTGGAAGTCGGATTGAGGGAACCCGATAACACCTCGGAAGTGACGCCACCGGAGGTCCGCTACTTCCTGAACTACAAGCCCTCCCATGACGCTCGAAAGGCCAACGAGAAGGCGGCGAGGGAACAGGCGGAAGAGGGGTGGAAGCGGGCCAAGGAGTCCCGCCAGCGCGCGGAGCATTACGCCCGCCACATGAAGCTGTGCCGTGAGTGGGGCCGTGAGAGCGGGTTCACCGTGGGAACGCGTGGGGCCATCCCCAAGGCCGTCCGCGAGGCGTACAAAAAAGCGACAGGAGTAAAGCTTTGAGCATGATCAAGAGGTATTCGCAGGATGCGGAAGCGGTGGAGCTTAAGGCGGTCGAGATCGCCCGGATAGAGGATCCACGGGCCTCCCTGGTGGCGTTGGCGGAGCTTTTCCAGGAATGCGGGAGGCTCGCTGCTGAGTACCCCGACCCGGAACGGGTCGCTCGAATGCTGGTCGAGGACGGAGCGGAGACGTGGCAGGCAGAGCGGTGGAACGTTCGTCACGGGGTGGAGCTGGTGGCAGCGTGAGCAAGGTTGAACGTATTCGGGCCGTGGTTCTTCAGGAACACGAGGAATGCACGGGAACTATGGAGAAGGAGAACCGATGATGACCGGATATTACGCCAGCGTTGAAATCTCGCTCGCACTCGAAAACGCCCGAGAGCTCATAAAGTCAGAGCTGACCGACAGCGAGAACTACGCGGACTTGATGGACCTCTTCACGGCGGCTTTCCAAAAGGCGCTGAGGGACCCCGAAGTTGACTTCGGGGACGTGGTGGCTACCGAGTACCAGAGGGTTCATACGGTGGATGACGTCAAGACCTGGTGGAATGGCTGGTCCAGCTAACTGCGGTCGTCTTTCCTTCGTCGCAGAAACCCGCATGCATGAGGAGAACTAATAAATGAGCGCATACAGCGAAGAGAAGATCAAGGCCGTCGAGCTTGAGGTGACAGAAATGCTGGTCGATGAACTGGAGTTGGGTGACCGAGACAGGCAACTTATCGAGCTGGCGATGGCAGCCGTTACTGCCCGCCTGCGGCAGTCGGACATTGAGCTGTTGACCGTGGTGATGGACCAATACGGCGGGGATTTCGGTATCGGCGATATCTATGCCCAGCTGTACAGCTTCTGATTGACGGTCGCTCTTGGTGAAGGCCGGAATCCTTGGGGATTCCGGCCTTTGCCATGGACGCCCGCACTGAGGAGGAACAAGCATGGCCCGGAAGGTAGAAACGATGTTGGACTGCGATGCCTGCCTGAAGAAGGAGGGGACGGAGGTCGATGCGGTTATGGAACTGACCATCGGCCCGGACGAATACCACCTTTGCGAGCCGCACGGGAACAAGTTCCGTGCCCTTCTCGCCGAAGCCCTCGGAACCGCCACCGACGCCGCCCTGAGCGCGTGAGAGAGGAACAGGAAATGAGTACCACCTTTGAGGCTATGAAGTTCGGGCCCCTCGGGGACGCCGTCGAGGCGGCCATGCCCACCAGTGAGGCCGACCCGATAGGGGTGTGGGCGGCGGCCCTCTCGCTCTACTCGGCGGCTATCAGCCGGACCGTCCGGCTGGACAACAACCGGCCCGTGGTCGTCTGGACAGTGCTGGCCGGCCGGTCCGGGGTCGGTCGAAAGGGATATGCCCTCTTCACGTCCAAGACTTTCATGAACCAGGTGATCGGCGGATTCCTGGACACCCGGACCCGAGACGGAATCTCCTCCGGCCCGTCGCTGGTAGACATGCTCAATAAGTTCGAGCTGGAGACCAGCGGTCAACCGGGTGGGATCGACGGTCGGGCGATGCTGGTGGAAGAGGAATGGGCAAGCGTTCTGAAGACTCAGAAGCGGTGCCCGAAGTTCTCGACGCTCTTCCGTACCGCTTGGGACGGAAAGACCATCAGTAACCGGACGAAGAAGGAACTCCAGGCGGTTGCCCGCCCGCTGCTGGGATTTCACGCTCACATCACCCCAGGAGAATGGGCACGATATGTGTCCAGCTCCGAGGCGTTGGGAGGGTCCTACAATCGGCTGCTTCCGGTTCTGGTCGAGCGCTCCAAGATGCTGACCTACACGAATCGCCCGGCGGTTGTGGACGTGAAGGTGCTCAAGGCGGCATTCGCGTGGGCCACCTCCGAATCCCGTGTCATTGGATTCGACCGTTCGGCCGGCCAGCGGTACGACGAGATCAGGGCCGAGGTCGAGGACAAGATGGCCGAGCTTCCCGAGCTGCTGTCGTCCTATATGGAGCGGGCTGCCGAACAGGTCCACCGAATCGCGGCTGTCCTCACCGCGACCACGCGGAAGACGAAGATCACCAGGAGGGCGGTGGATGCCGCCTGGGCCTTCGTGAGTTACAGCATGGCGTCCGTCGAGAAGTTGGTTCGCGAGGCGGCCGACCAGGCCGTTAAGCCGGTGAAGAGTACGGCGGAGATGATCCGGGAAGTCCTTCAGCGGTACGAGGGTGAGGCATCCAGCACGATCCTCCTCCGGGCCCTGGGAACCCGAGTCACGGCCGCCTCGGTGCGGTCGGCGGTCGAATCGATGCCTGACGTCGAGATGGAGACGGTCAGGACGGGAGGCCGCGGGGCGCCTCGCATCATGTACCGCCTGATCGAACCCGAAGCGCCGACCGTGGCCCAGGAGCCGGAGGTTCCGAAGGCTCCGGCGGTGACGGAGGCCGAGCCCATCCAGCGGCCGGCAAAGAGGCCGAGAAGGGCGGTCGGCTCGGTCGAGCGCCCGGCGGGGAAGCCGACGCTTCGCGTGGTTGGGAGTCCGGCCCCGAAGAGGGCCAAGGCCAAGCCCAAGGCGAAGAAGCCGATCCCCCCGGTTGAGCCCAGCTCGAACCCGTTCCTCGCCCTGCTGTGACGCACCAGCTTCGAGGACGTCCGCAGGGGCATCTGCAATGTACCGAATGCCGGGCCGGCTTCCTGGACAAGGGGTCGGCCCGGCGTGCTCAACAGCCCTGCTACGAACAGCCCTTGCCACATGGTCACCCGCATTCGCGAGAGCACGTTGTCTACCCGACTTGGTACGACCAGGGCAACGGCCATGGGCCGGATCGCCTGTGTGACGACCTCGGGTGCATTTGTGTGCGGCACCGCTGCGATTGCGACGTGTGCACGGAACAGCTTCAAGTACCTGTGCTGAATACCTTGAACGATAGCCAAGAAGGCCGGACCGGAAAGAGAGATGCCATGAGTCACGAGATCCTTACCCACATGCCCGCCCAGCTGCGGAAGTACGTCGTGCGGGAAATGGAATGTGAGACGCCCGGACAGTTCGACCTGATGAACGCCTGCAAGGCATTGGATATGGGTAAGTCGAACAATTCCGCCAAGGTTCCGCTGACGAATGACGCCCTTGGGGCTCTCCTGGAAATCTGCCGGGACTGGCTGGACGACCGGAATTTTGGCAAGGTGACGGCTGCAAAGAGTGTGCTGATCCGCCATGAGCTGGACTATGTCCCCGTCGACCCGCGCGAACGTCGGCACGAGGTCAAGTTTCCGGCCTCGCTCGCCCACTACCTGAGTGGAGAGAAGGCGCAGGGGGAATCCCCTGAGATCCTGGCGGACCTGGAGCGGTGCACCTGGTCCAAGACCAGTACGCAGGGCCGAGTTAGGTACGCAACGCTGACATGGATGCTGAAGAACGCCGAGGCATGCAGCATCCACCTGAGCGGAGCCGTGCAACGGTCTGGAAAGCGGTTCCTCACCACCTACCAGCCCGCATGGGAGGAGACCGGCCGCCTGATCGACAAGTACGAGAAGGCGGCCGCCGTGGCCGACCAGGTGCCGGCCGAGGTCGAACACCAGGATCAGGCCGAGGTCGAGGTGATCGAGGACCAGGAGCCGGCCGACAACGCCGACCAGGAGGCCGAGGGGGAGGCCGCTCCCGTGCAGGCCGGAAAGTCGGAGAGCGGTCCGGCCCCCGCGAACTGGGTGGACCTCGCCGAGAGCGCCGACACCGAGACGGCCCGCGCCTGGTGGGCCCGGAAGGTCGCTTCGTGGGGTCGGTGACCCCCAGCTCGATGCCGCAGCGACAGCGCCCCCGGTGGGACCGGGGGCGCTTCGCCCCGGTGGTGGCTCGATGGGGGCAAGGCCTGGTCTGGCATGAGGAACGGCCGATGTGGGCGCCAGCCGATACGGTCAGTGCGGAACTCCGCGTGAGCGGGAAGAGGAGTGAGGGCAGGATGAGCAGGTTCACCCCGGATGAGGGCGCGGAAGCGCTGGGCATCGCCGTTGAGCACCGAGAAGTCTTCCGGGCCGTGGTCGAGGCATTCCGTACGCCGGAGGCCCAAGACGCCGAACTCGCGAGGCTCCGGAAGGAGCTGGAGGCGATCAACGCGGTTCTCGTCGAGGCGGGGATCGAGCACCCCCTAGGCGTGCGAGGGGTCCGCGATTTGGCGGAAGCGTACAAGGAGCTGCGGGAGGAGGCGGGCGAGGATGACGAGTGAGAACGGGCCCTTCGACCCGAAGTATTGGGCATGGTCGTTCGCCGACCTGGTAGGGGCTGGCAACCCGGCAACGAGGATCGGCCCCGTGGTCAACGGTCGGCAGGAAATCACGTTCATTGTGGATGCTGCGGCACGCTGGCAGGCGGCGCCGTTGATCCTGCGGTCCGTCGAGGTCGGCGCCATCGTGCGGGCCGAGACGTACGAGCCCACGGGGGGCGTCCAGGTCACCGCGGCCTACCCGGTTGAACTGCTGCTGAGGCCGCCGCTCGATTCGGTGCTCGTGAAGGCGGACTGGATCCTTCACGGCATGCCCGATCCTGAGGAGCTCTCCGACGTCGAGCACCCCGAGTAGCCGAGAGGCCCCCGCCCATCAGGGCGGGGGCCTCCTTGGTCCTGGCGGTCCGGTTCAGACCTCGCCGAACTCGCCGGCCTTCACTGCGGTCACGAAGGCGGCGAAGTTCTCAGGGGAGAAGGCCAGGGTCGGACCCTGGGGGTCCTTGGAGTCACGGACGGGCACAATGCCGGGGACGTTGGCGGCTACCTCGACGCAAGCGCCACCGTTGTTGCTGTAACTGGACTTGAACCACTCGGGGTCGGTCACTGGACTTCCTCTCGTACCTTCCTGATCAGCGCCACGGATGCGGCCTGCGACAACGCCTCTACCTGGAGATGATGGTAGGCGGTGAGCAGAGGTCGCACCGCTTCGGGATCACGTTCATATGAACCCTGCTGGGCAGACTCCGAGTAGGCAGTCACGGTGTGATCCGGCAGCCCCAGCAGGTAGACCGGCAAGTCAAGACTGCGGCCTGCACCCATAGAGTACGGCGCAACCTGGAGCGTCACATGGGGGAGTGTTGCAACTGAGACTAGATGCTCCAACTGGGCTGCCATAGTGCCAGGACTTCCGATGGGACGGCGGATGCAGCTCTCGTCCAACACTGCGAACAGTCGTGGCGGCGGTTGGCGGGTCAGCAGCTTCTGACGGCCGGCCAGGATCTTCAACCTCTCGTCGGCCTGTGCCTGGCCGATCGCGCCCCGGCTCAACGCGGCGGTGGCCAGCTCCGTTGCGTATGCCGAGGTCTGAAGCAGGCCAGGGACGATGCCGACCTCAAAGCACCGGATTTCGTCCGCCTTCGCCTCCTGGGCGACGTACTGGCCGAAGCCTTGCAGCAAGGAGCTGGCCCGCACGTCCAGGAACAAGTTCGTGAACTTGGTCCCGGCTTCGAACACTCGATCAACCTGCCGTGCGAAGCGCAAGGTTGGCGGCTTACGACCGGTTTCAACGGAAGAGATGTGGCCCGGCGAGTAGCCCGTACGATCGGCCACCTGGTCCTGTGACAACCCCAACTCCTGGCGGCTTAAGCGGAGTTGGGCGCCGAATGAAGCTTGCGGCGACCTTTCCGGCGTAAGCGGCTTGATGTTCATGAGGCCCCCTTTCTTTCCGTTTTGCAAGGTTGAATGCCTTCCGAGCGTAGAGGAGAGTGAATGCGCCCGGTAGCCCTCGTGTTACGGAACGGAGCCCCCATGTCCTCACGCCCCAGACAGCCCGCCTACCTCCCCGAAGTGGGGGAAGTGGTCGAGGACTTGGCGGTTCTCGACGCCGATGGCCAGCCCAAGCGGGGCGCCTTCATGGAGTCCCGTGGCGGTGAGTACTACCTGCGGTCCGAGGGCGGCGGTTGCGAGTGGACGACGCTGCCCGCGAAGGTCCGCCCGCTCGACCCCCCGTGCTTCATCAAGGTTCAGCACCCGAGCGAGCCGCGCACCGCGGATATCCCGATCGGAGACGTCGCGTGAAGCAACGGAGGCCGCAGCTCGGCATCCTCGGGCCGGCGGTGTACTCGGTCGTGATCACGGCCAGCGGACTGGTTGCTCTGACCGTCGGCTGGCCCATCCGCCACGGCCCCCTGGTGCCGTGGTTGCTCGTGGTGGGTCTCGTCTTCGCGTCCGGCGCGATCGGTGCCCTCCCGCCCTCCGAGCGGTGGTTGCGGCGTAGACAGGGGGCGGAGCCGTGACAGCGCTCCCTGACCGTCTCTGGCGGCTTTCGAGATGCGCGCCCTGTGGCGGTCGACGCGCTCTCGTGGCTCCGGGCCTCTTGTACCCGGACGCCGACGGGAACCCTGTGTCCCTGCTCTGCTGCCGATCGCATCACGAGGTCTTGGAGCACCACGTTCACCTGACTCAGACCCGCGCCGAGATGGCGGTCGCGGTGGCGAAGGCGAAGGAGGAGGAGGCGGCGGCGAAGCTCGCCGCGTCGGCCTGAAACTGACAATCTCCCGTCCCGGTGGTCCGGCGTTGGCGCGTTCGTGGACTGCCGGGGCGGGGTGGGTCCCCGGGGAACGCTCTCCTGCGTGCTCCCCGGGTGGGTGTTCGCGTCCTCGGTCGGACACGCGAACACCCTGGTCTTACGCGTCGCTGGATGACGACGTGTGAGGCGGTCGGTCCCGGGTGAACCTCCCCCCATTTGCCCGGGACCGTCATCCGCGGTGTCCGTCAGGCGCTGTTCAGGCGGACACGAGAGCCGGGCCCCGCCCATGGGACCGCACACCCATGGGCGGGGCCCCCAATGCGGACCCCTCCCGGACGGCGGTACGGGAGGGGTCTTTCACCCCCCCCCAACCCCGAGTCGATCCCCGGAGGACACGTGACTGCCGCAACTTGTCTGTACGCCATGGGGGTTCAGCCGCGAAGGCGCGTTCATGCCCTCGTGCTGTTCCGCAGCGAGACCGGTGATGTGCTGCTGGTGAAACCGTCGTACCGACCGGATTGGTTGTTGCCGGGTGGGGAGGTTCGCCCGGGTGTGCCGATCGGCTACGCGGTCGCCCGTGAGCTGGTTGAGGAGTTGGGCCTGCAGAGGAGCATCGTTCACGCCCTCGCTGTCGACCAGTCGCCGGCCAACTTGGAGACCCGGCACCCCGAGGGGTTGACCGTGGTCTGTGACGGCGGCCTCATGAACTGTGGGGAGGCGGTTGCAATGTCGTTGCCTGTGCGTTCGGTCGGGATCGAAGAGCTGGCCTGGGTGTCGCCGAAGCGGTTGCCGGACTTCGTGGCCCCGTTCATGGAGTGCCGAATCCGGGCCGCACTGGCGGCTGTGCGGTTCGGTGTCCGTATGCCGCTGCCGTACAACGGCGAGTCGGCCGACTAGATCGCAGCAAAGGATCCGTGTGTACGGGGAGTGCACACGGTAGGGGCCCCGCTCGATGTCGAGACCTCCGTCCGTGCCGGGCGGGGCCCACTTTTCAGGAGGTGAGCACGGCCGGGAACTCGATGCGCCGTACCACCGGGAGGAGGAGGTGACCGTGCCTGTTCCACGGTTCAAATTCATCGACCCGACTGTCAACAGTGCGTTCGAGGAGATGGAAGACACCGCCTGGGAGCGGCAGTTCGAGGACTACACGAGCGACTGCACGTGCCCCCACCGAGCGTACGGCGGATGCGTCGATGATCTCGGCCTGCCACCTCGCGGACAGCGGTTCACGCACAACGACGGGCGCCGGGGAACCTTCGTCAGGAGGGTGCGCAGGCACGATCCGGTAAATCTGCGGATCCTCCAGACCGCCGTGCTGTTCGAGCACAGGACCCCGGGTGGGCAGCTGGTCAAGTGGGCACTGAAATGTGCGGGCTTTCCTCCCAGCTTCGTCGCGTGATGGCCCTCAAAGTCTCCCGCCCGTAGGACACTTGGTCGCGGGTGGGCGTTCGAACCGAAGCCTCGATGTGCTTCGAATAACTGCGATGAGATCAAGAATGGAGAGTCATGTCCTACCTTGCGCTCCGGGGCGCTCAGCAGAGCTTCCCGGCCCCGCCGGTTACCGTTCTCCCCTTCCACAGTTACAGCGTCACCGACGGCCTGAACGTCACCGCGGACGGCGTCCCGCTGGTCGAGGCCGCCACCGTGCGCGGCTTCAGCATCACCAACAAGCCGTTCGGCGGGACCAAGAAGGACGACGAGGGCTGAGGTGACCTTCCCCCGGGTGGTCATCGTCGCGGATGACCGTGACTACACGGCGGACATGGTGGTCCGGCATCTCAGCCGGGCCACCTTCGTCCGCCTTGACCCTGGCCGGCCTCGAAGCGACGGGGGACACATCAGCTCCCTGGTCCGTGCAGGCGCCAAGTCCGAATGGACTGTCGCAGGTACGCCGGTTGGCCCCTGGACGTCCGTATTGTGGCGCAAGCCCACCAAGGCCACTGACCTCGTAGGGGAGGAGGCATGGGCAGCGGACGAGACCACCATGGCCGTCCTCGGTTCACTGCGCGCCGCTTGCGTCGGGAGGTGGATGAACGAGCCGATGGCAGTTCACTACCACCGGTCCAGGCTCCCCCAGCTGACCCTGGCGGACAGTCTTGGGATGAGCATCCCCGACACCCTCACCACCACCAACCCGGACGCGGCTGCCAGCTTCATTGCCGCCGGGCGAACCGTCGTCAAGCCGATGACTCAGGTCAACGTCGACTTCGCGCCGGCCTGGGAGATCACTTCGTCCGATCCGTTGATCGGACTGACCCCTGTGCCGCACACGTTTCAACGGCTGATCGACAAGAAGGCCGATCTGCGGGTCACGGTGGTCGGGGACCAGGTGTTTGCGGCCCGAATCACGTCCGACCGGTTGGACTGGCGCGCCGCCCCCGACGCCGCCACCTACGAACTGGTTGAACTGGACGACGTCACCGTCCACCAGCTCCGCGACTACATGGCCGCCGCCAGCCTCGCCTTCGGCGCCTTCGATTTCGCGGAGGATGCCGAGGGCCGTCCCTGGTTCCTCGAATGTAACGCGAACGGTGAGTGGGGGTGGATCGAAGAAACCACCGGGGCCCCGATCGGCGAGGCCATCGCCGAGTGGTTGACCCTGGACCTCTGACACCGGGCGGTAGTGGGGAGTACCGTGAAGGTTCAGCACGGCAGGAACCCGGAGGACTGATGACCTGGACGACGTACCTGGACGTTGACGGCCGGATCCACTGGACGGACGGTGACCAGGATGTCGCCGGGGGGATCAAGGCGGCCTGCACCGATACGCCGAAGTGGAACCCCGAAGGCTACCCGCCGCACATCTGGACGCAGACGGGCCCCCTGTGGAACTGCCCCGACTGCGGACTTGCCACGGTTGGCCGGCCGATCTGCCCCGATGCGGAGCACCGGTGGTCGGGCGACGACAGGTGTCAGAACTGCGGCATGAAGGTACTCGACTTCTACAAGGAGCCGGAAGGCAAACCCGTTCTGCCATTCGTCATTGAGTGACCTGCGCGGCCCTGGGAAACAGAAATAGCCCCCTCCCCGAAAGGCGGTTTCTAGGGGTCCTCGCAACACCTGATGGCCTATGCGGCTGTCAGTAGATCACGCAGGCGCTCGGCTGGGGTCTTCCAGCCGAGCGTTTTGCGTGGCCGGCGGTTGAGTTGCTGGGCGACGTGTTCGAGGTCTTCGGGACTGTGCACGGACAGGTCGGTGCTCTTGGGGAAGTACTGCCGCAGCAGACCGTTCGTGTTCTCGTTCGATCCGCGCTGCCAGGGCGAGTGCGGATCGCAGAAGTAGACCGGCACTCCCGTGGCGACGGTGAACTGCTTGTGCGCGGCCATCTCGCAGCCCTGGTCCCAAGTCAGCGAGCCGCGCAGGTGCTCGGGCAGGCTCTGGATCAAGGGCACCAGCACGTCGCGGACCTCCGCTGCGGTGTGCCCGCCGGGCAGGTGCCCGAGCATGACGTAGCGGGTGGAGCGCTCGACCAGGGTCACGATCGCGCTCTCACTGCGGGGGCCGACGATCAAGTCCCCCTCCCAATGGCCGGGCACCGCCCGGTCCTCGACCTCGGCGGGCCGCTCGGAGATCATCACCATCTCGTCGACGAACCGGCGGGTGCGCTGCTCGGGGCTGCGGTGCGGCTTGCGGCGAGTGCGCCCGGTGCGCAGTGCGAGCGCGACCTCGCGTCGCAGCCCGCCGCGGGCCTGGACGTAGACCGCCTGGTAGATCGTCTCCGGACTCACCCGCATGCTCTCGTCGTCGGGGAACTCGCTGACCAGAGCGTGACAGATCTGCTCGGGCGACCACCGCTCCCGCAGCCCGTCCGCGACGAACTCGCGCAGTGCGCCCGGCCGGGCGAGCTTGGACTCCTTGGGGCGTGATCGGCTTGCCGCCCATGCCCGCTGGGCCCGGTGCGGCCGGTAGACGCCGTCGACCGCACGGGTGTCGATCTCGCGCTTGACGGTGGAGGCCGGCCGGCCCAGGGCCCGCCCGATTGCCCGCAGCGACCGGCCCTCGCGGCGCATGTCGGCTATCAGCTCCCGTTCGGTCACCGTCAGGAACCGTGGGTGCAGCCTGGCCTCGACCGCCGCTGTCGAGGGCGCCGGCGTGCGGGGAACGGTGCTGGTCATGCCCGTTGTGTAGTCGATCTTGTGTCCATCGGGGTGGAGGCGCGCGTTGCCGCTCTTGCGGATCCCGTGGTCCCAGTCCTGGGCGGTGCGCTTGTGGACCCCGACCCGCGCGGCGGCGTCCTGCCGTCGCACCCCGGCCGCGCGAAGCCGCTCGTACTCCGCCCGGCCCGAGTGCCTGTTCCTTCCCGGCTTCCCACGGCCACGGACACCGGCCTTGCGTGCCCACCCGGCCGCCGTGTGACGGTTCGCCCCGACCGCCCGGGCCGCCCCCGTGACACTGCCGTCCTCCCGGTCCAGCGCTTCGAAGAACCTCGCCTTCAAGTCCTCAAAATCCACGATCCCCGCAACTCCCTGGGGTCAGGGTGTTGCGGGGATCGCTAGAACCCGCCAAATGGGGAGGGGGCTATTTTGCGTTGTGGATCAGCGGATCTGCGCGGCCTCCTGCTTGGTCAGCTCAGCCTGGAGCCAGGCCGCGGAGTCCAGGGGCGAGGTCTCGTGAAGAGCCGAGAGGGTCTTACGGTTCTCGACCCGCTGAGCAACCTCACCGGCACCGAGCAGCGCCGCAGCGGCGGCCACCAGGGCCTCCCACGGGATCGAGGGGTACCAGCTCATCAGGAGCGGGACCAGGGCCGCGACGGCGGCCACGGCGCGGACGGCGTGAGTGGAAATGAATGAATTCATGGGTCTCCCTTGGTAATTGATTCGTTCAGAAGAGAAGGTGGTCAGCGCATGAGGCGGGACCAGGTGAGCGGTCCCGGGTAACCGTCGGCAGCCGATCCAGACCAGCCCTGAGCGTGCTGGAAGGCCTGGACGGCCCGGCGATCGGCCTCAGTCCAGCGAGGGCCAGGACCCTGCCGGTAGTACCGGCTGTAGCCCTTGCGGACCAGCTGCTCGCCCAGCTTCGTCACGTGCTGGTTCACCGCACCCGGGCGGAACCGGTTAGCGCCCGGGAAGGCGGGCGCCGCGCTCGGCTTGGTCGAGGTGGCGGCCGGGATGTCACGGCCCTGGTGGGTCACCAGGAGAGCCCAGGTCTGCGGTCCGGGGATGCCGTCCGCGGAGCTGCCCGTCCAGCCCTGTGCCATCTGGAAAGCCTTCACGGCCTGGCGGTCGGCCTCGCCCCAGCGAGGACCCGGTCCTTCGGAGTAGAAGCGGCCCGCGCCGCGCTGGACCAGGAGCTCGCCGAGCCGGGTCACGGAGGAGTTGTTCGCCCCTGGACCGAACTGGCCAGCACCGGGGAAGGCGTTGCCGGAGTTCGAGGCCGGCGGGGAAACCGGCGGCGGGGTCGTGGTTGGGGGCTCCGGGGTCGGCTGCGGCTCCAGGCCGCCGTCCGGGACGGCTGGCAGGGTGATCGAGTCTCCCGGGTGAATCTGGTCCGGGTGGTCCTTCACGCCCGGGTTCAGCGAGAGGAGGGCGGCCACGCTGATACCGGCCGCCGCAGCGATGGCGGTGATGGTCTGGCCCGCCCGTACTGTGACCGTACGCGGCGGCGAAGTCGGCTTGGTGGAGCCGGAGTTCCCGGCCGGGCCGGAGGCGGAAGCTGCGTAGGTGAAGCCCGCCTGGCCCGTCAGGGCGGGGTCCGAGGTGGTGACTCCCTCGGTGAACTGAGGGAGGCCGTAGCCGTAGACGTAGGCGTCCCGGCGGCGCCGTTCCCGTCGCATCACCTTGTTGCCGTTGGCGTCGTTGCTCAGCGAGGTATTGCCCTCGTAGGTGTAAATGGAGTTCGCGTCGTAGGCGTAGACGATTCCGGTGTGAGTACCACCACCGGGGCCGTAGAAAACCTGGGCACCGATCGCCGGGTAGTTGGAGAAACGGCCCCGATCCCGGAACCACTGGACGCCATTGGAGCACGACGCGGTTCGGGGGTAGAGGCTTGCAACACCGGCCTTCAGAGCGACCCAAGCAACCCAAACGGCACACCAGGGCTGGAAGTTGCTCCACTCAAGGCCGGGAACCTGGCCGGAGTACTTCTGGTGCCCGGACGGGCGCTCGCCCGGAGCCCGCTCGGCCTGATAGCCAACCTGGGAAGCGGCAATTGATATAGTGTCAGATACCTGGCTCAGGTGAACCTCCAAGTAGACGAGGCGGCCGGCTGGCCGCTCGTGGATGAATGAATCGAGGGGAAAATGCGGGCCGTAAATTCGTACGATCCGGAGTTGGCCGCGTACGAGGAATTCCGCGAGGCTGTGCAAGGCATCTACACGCGAGTGATCGAGCAGGGCATTACGGACGACGAAGGGTGGGGCGAGGTCGCAGAAGCACTCAGCGCCCTTCAGGGCGTGGTGCGCAAGACGCGGACCTAGGCGACACGGACCCCGCCCGGATTTAGATGCCGGTACGAATTCGGGCGGGATCCAATGTGGTGATCAGTTCGACCAGGCGGCGGTTCTCCGCCTCAATGCGGGTCAGTCGGTCCTTGATTTCATTCAGGTCGTCCTGAAGTCGATCGGCTCGGGTCTTCTGAGCCTCTGCCTCGCCCTTCCAGACCTGAGCTGAATTCATCTGCCAGGACGCCCGGACCATGACCAGGGCGGCAGTAATAGAGGCCGCGGTGCCCGCGTAGCCGAAAATGTCAGTCGGGGTCATTGGCCTCCTTAGCCAGAGATTTTCTCCACGGTCAAATTCCACGACTTTCGATCGTCGCCAGGACCGGCATCAGACTGAAAGCCATTCCACCAGGACACCAGGTACGCGGTGAAGGAGTGGCCGGCTACGAGCGATGCGGCGAAAGTGAAAGAGGTAGTGGAAGCGTCGCCGCCGCCAGGCGGGTAAAGGAACGAGCCACCGCTCTGACCAGGGTCAGTGGCGATCCAGGCGTGGGCCTTGCAGGTGGCGGAGCCGGTAGTCCACCCGCCATAGCTCATGGTGAAGCGGTAAACACCCGTCTCGGGGACCTTGATGGTCCCGCCATCGGTGGTGGCCCAGGTGCCGACCCTTGCGAGAGGCTGAGAGGTATTCCAGTAGACGACAGTGGAGGCGTTTGCGTCGAGAGCTATGGTGTTCTGGAGCGTGATACTCAGAACCGGATTTGCCTTGAGCTTGTTGATCGAGGCCTCATGGTCGTTGACGACCGTATACAGCGCGTTGTGTACGTCATACACCTGGGAATTCATATCGGCAGGGCCGATCACCTGCCGGGAAACCCAGGACTTCAGGGTGGGGAGTGAGATCAATTAAGGCTCCAGGATGGTAGTGGTGCCGAGCTCAGAACCGACGGAGTCCCCCAGAATCCAGGTCGCCTTTCCGTCGGACCGTCCTGGAACTGAAATGAGAACGACTGCGGCAGAGGCAACAGTGGTGTCGAGCTGCACGGCGCCGGGCGATCCGCCGGCACCAGGGGTATCGGCAACCATCAGGCTGATTTGATTCGTTCCGAAGGTGCCGAGTTGCTGATCCCGAGCGGCAACGCCAGAAGGCCAGGCAAGGCCTGTGAGGGAACCAGACACGGTGACAGCCGCGTAAAGATTGCGGTAGCTGGTCGAGGCCATCAGGGGGAGGGAGTTGGTTTTGGTGTACTCCCGGATACCGACCACGGGGGTAAGCCCAATATTGGAAATGTCCCCGCTCCGGTACGCCAAGTTCATCAAAACGGCGTTATGGGCGGTGCCCACGTCCCAGACAACGGAACTGCCTCGGGAAGGCTCCCAGGGCCAGACAGCCACCGCCACCAGCAGGCCACTGGCGAGCGTGTATTGGGTCGGAATCGCGCCCGCAGGAGTGACTAAACGGGGCGCCGGAGCAGAGCCCGAGCTGACACAGATCGAGACGATGAAATCATTCGTCCGCACTGGGGGGAGAGCAAGTTCGGCGAGGGGCTGGTCCACGACCAGGGCCCGGGTGCTGGCCTGGTAGGCCGGAAACTCCTTGGGCGCTGGGGCCGCGCTCATCCACGCGGCCCCGTCCCAATACAGGGGAGGGGAGGAGGCCCAGGAGGCTCCGTTCCAGGCCTTCGGAGTCTGGTCGACCCACTTCGAGCCGTCGTAGACCTTGAGCTGATTAGGCATACTGCACCCACACGTCTCCCGCCTTCGGCGAGCTGGGGGCGTTGGGGCCGCTGAAGACGCGTGCGGACCCGACGTTCGAAGCCGTCACCGAGCCGGCCGAGATGACCGAGCCGTCGCCCTGAACTCGGAATACCGACGCGGTAGTTGTGGCGGTCGCCTTCGAGTTGGTCACGTTGATGACGGCCTGGCCGCTGCCGTAGGCCGGCGCCCCGATGCAGAGCGCGGCGCGGACGCCGATGGTGTCGACCAGGAGCGAGCCGGAGTTCAGGACTCGGGTGTACGGCGTGCCGTCGGCGGTCTTGAGCTTCCAGGCGGAACCCGTGGTGTCAGCCGTCGAGGGGACCACCCACCGGGCCCAGTCCGTTCCGGCGGGGACCTGGAGGTCCGAACCAGCCAGAGGGAGGAAGTTCAACAGCCTCTCGTTGACGTAGGCCCGGTCTTGGTGCGGATCCGCGGCCGTCTGGTGCTGGACCAGGCGCTCCCCGGCCGTGGTCGATACCAGGCCGATCTTCCCGGCCCCGAAGTCCACCCACACACGCTCAGCCCCGGAGGCCGGGCCGTAGAAGCTGGGGACCATCCCTCGAACGTCGGCCACGAGCTGAAGGATCGGGGCCCCGGTGGTGTCGGTCAGGTCGGTGATCTGAGCCGCGCCGGCCGACGGGCCGTCCCACACGGTTCCGACCGCACCAGGGATCCGGGCACCGGATACCGACTCGGCCACGTCGGCAGCAGTGCCGCCGAAGAGATTTCGTGCCAAGGGTTCCTCCTTACTCGGCGAAGATGTCGGACTCGTAAGTCCCGGACAGGTACAGGGTCGAATGGGCGGGGATTCCGGGAAGGACCGTGAGCCCGGAGGAATCGGGAGTGAAGAGGTTCACCGTGCTGGTCGAATTTCCTTCCCACGTAATCCCGCGAACCTGGCTGAGCCAGGGGCGTCCGCCGTTTCCGCTGGGATTGTCGATGTAGCCCTCAAAGACCTGCGCGGTCCGGCCGTTGGCCGGCTGGGGCAGGGATGCCTGCATATACCAGCCTGTAGTCACGATGTCGGCTGGAGTAGGGTTGCGGATCTTCAGGTTGAAGTGCACGGTGTTCGGTGCAATCCAGCGCCACCGACACACGCGGTCGACTTCGGCCGGCTGGCTGTTCACGCCCCAAAGGCCCGGCGTGTAAGGCCTGGCCTTTCCGAGGTGTCGGGTGACCATGTAGCCGTCCCTGCCAGTGAATGCCTCGTAAGGGCTGTCTCCGCCGTCGACATCCAGGTCATAGATGAAAGTGCCCTTGGGGACGAAATCAGCGGTGGAGCGAGTGTTCCAGGGAGTTGCCACCGCCCGGGGGAGGTCATAGCTCGCTCGGGAGTAGACAGACAGGGCGCCATTGGCGGCCGGTACATCGACTTCGAGGACGGCCATTTCCCACCTCTGCCCAGGGGCTCGCTGGGGCTGAGGGGCAATTGGGGACGTAGACGGCTGCCCCTTTACGACGGCCAGGTTCACACTGCCCTTGACGACATCCGCCCGGATGACCACCGTGTCCTTCCGCGCCTTGTCGGTCGGATTGGGGTCGATATCCAGGGAAGCCGTTGCGGTGAGCTGGTAGTAGAAACCGCCGACCCATGCACTTCCGGGTTCGAGTGTGATGGTTCTGCCGTTGATGACCTTCCAGGCGAAAGGCAGGGCAGCCGCATCGTAGGTGGAACTCGTGAGCTGGTAGTCCACTCGGTCCCCGCCCCACAGATGGGCCATCTGTTGCCACTGGAGCTGGGAGACCATCTCACTTCCGCCCGACGAATTTGCCTGGGCAAACGGGTAACTGACTTCTGCCATTACATCCTCGCTTCGAGTTTCCTGAGCTTTTCTCGAAGCTCACTTACGGTCTTGTAGAGATTGAGAGGGTCGCCGGTGCCCTGCTCGCCGATCTTCGGGCGGATCGTCAGGGACTTTCCTGCATCCTCGACGGAGATATTGACCTCGCGGACAATGTCCACGTACTCAACACCATCGATCGAGACTGTTACCAGATCACCGACGAAGTAGTCCCGGCCAAACTTGATCTGCTCGGTATCGACAGGGTAAATCTGAAAGTTCCCGTTTTTCTCGCCCTGCTGAAGGGCGGAGTTGGCCGCGTCGACTACGGCCTTCTTGGCATTCTCGAACTCGGCATCCGTCGTATCCGGCCGAGCCTTGACCGGCTGTCCGGTCACGGGATCGGTCTTCAGCGGGAGGTCTCGGCGGTCGTAGAACGCTTCGATCTGGACACCCCACTCGGCTTCCGCCTCGGCGTCGATCTGCTGGTAGAGATAGCGCTCGTCGCCCTCGCCCTGGCAGGCCACGATGACCCGGGTAACGCGGGGAGCCGTAAGGGTCCAGATGTACTCTCGGAGATTCCCCAGTTCCGGGCTGAACCGAACGTCGCGGGAGCGGTCACGGGGCTTGAAGACGGAAAGCTCGACCTTCTTCGAGTCCGGATTGTAGATGAAGCGATATCCGAGTTCCTTGCTTTCGGTCCACTTCTCGATGACGGCCCCGATGACGTCATAGCGGAAGCTGTCGTGGACCTGGGCCCCGAGGTCGGCCGGCTCAGGTAGAGCCAGGCCGGGAATCCTCCGGCCAGGGAGAGCCGACGCACCTACAGCGTGCTCCAGCTCCCACCACAGCGCCTTACTCGCAGAGCCGGCGGCCTGACGCGTGGCGCGAGCCTTGTACTGCTCGGAGATGGGCACCGCGGGTTCGGGGAAGGCGAGGCGGCTGTAAGCGATCTTGTTGTCACACTTCCCGCCGATGTAGAGACTTCCCGGGCCGGTGTGCTGCTCGACCGTCCAATAGGACTGGAAGAATTCGATCTGCCCGGTCAGGAGCGGATCGGGAACACCTTCCTGGTAGATGGCAATACCGCCTCCCTTTTGCAATAGGTTCGCCTGATCAGTGCCAGCCTTCACGAGCATCTGAAACGAACCCTGCTGGCAGAAGCGGACGATGAAGTCCAACTTGATCCAGGTGTCAATGACGCCGATCCGGTTCAGGTCTCGGTCTCGGACCTCTATTCGGTAGCTCATGGGCGTCAGTAGCTTTCAAATCGGGGGCGGAAGGAGAGGCGGAGCGAAGCGCCGGCACCGGCGGCCACCAGGTCCACGGACACGGCCGACTTCCCGGCCGGGACGGACCACAGGGCAGGGGCCGCGTCCACGCGGGGCCAGTAGTTGGTGCCCTGGTCGTCCTTGAGCGTCTTGATCCCGGGGCGGCTGTCGATGATGAGCGTGCGGCCCGCTGGCACGGCGTCAGGGCTGCCCACGGGGCCCGCAGCGATGCCGAACGAAGTGCCTGCCGGGCCCGTCATCTTGAACCCGCGGACGGGGCCCTTCAGCTCCCACATAGGCCACGCCTCGACACTGCCCGGATTCACAACGGGGATGGCCTCACTGGACAGGAGACCCTTGTTGAGAGCCAGCGGAAAGAGACCCTTGCCCGTCTTGAGGAAGGCCTTACCGTCGCCGAATTGCCACTCGGCCACCTGCGTATCCTGGCCGTGGTAGAAGGGATCAAAAGCCGTGAACTGAAGCCCGAACTTCATGAACCGGAAACCCGCGTTGTCCACGCCCTCATCGCCCTGCATCCCGTCCCTGTAGTAGGCATAAAGGGTGTGGGTCAAGGAATCGCCCTCCGTGAAACGCAGGACGCAATACCCGTTCATCGGGTTAAGGGCGGATATCAGCCGCCGCTTGAGGTCTTTCAGAGTGCGGCGGTCGACCCCGTGAAGGTACACCGGAATCATGAACTGACGCTCGGCGATCCGGGCGCCTCGGTAGATGCTGCCGTGAAGGTTCGGGCTGGCATCGGAATGCAGTTCAACCGGAGGCATATCCAGGCCTGTGGCTCCGGCCTGGATGAGAACTACCGGCCACTCACGAGAGGCAAAGGAGGTCAGGGGGATTTCCTCCCCCTGACCGTTCGAGCCCGTAATCGTCACGTGGGTGTGGCCCCATGCCATCGGTTGGGGAGGCAGCGGCAGGGGTGCCGGCTGCTGGTCCTTGACCGTGGGCGTAGTCGCCGGAATAGGCATGGGGCCTCCAATTGATTACATGGCTGACATAACCTCCGCGTACTGCATGGCCCGCAGAACGGCCTGTGTGGTGTCCTCGCTTTTCGCCTCGTGCACGTGAATCTCGTAGGCCTTGCCCTGGAGCATTCGACGGGTAGCAGGAGCGTCGTGGACGCGCTCCCCTCCACGGAAATTCACCAGCTCCGGACCGTGCTCGCCGACCAAGCGCATTCCGGGAGAGGCGGAAAGCGTCCCAGACCAGTATCCGGAGGTCCCGGAAAGGGCCTGGGGCCATCCGGCCCCGTATCGGTGCATGGCATAGTTCAGACCTGCGTAGATGCTCGCGAGACCATTCATGCGACCCAGGTCCAGGTACGGGCCGGCGTAGGCTGCGAACGTGGCCGGAATCGTCTGCATGAGACCCGCACTCGCGCCGATGTTGGGATTCAGCGCGTTGCTGTCCCAGTTGTTCACCGCATTCGGATCACCACCGGACTCGACCTTGATGCGGTGAAGGATCAGGTCGGTGTAATCCTGACTGACGCCCAGTTCCCCGAGGACTCGCTGAACAGTCGGACGCCACCGGGTGACCTGGTCACCGGTCGGGTCCAGCTTTCCGCCGAGGACATCCATGAAATTGAAGGCTTCCTTCGGGATTCCTCCACTGGAAACCTTCTCGCCGCTACCGAAGTCGAAAAGACCCTCAGTATTGGGCATGGCTTCCTTGGCCGTGCTCAGCACGTCAAAGAGGACCGAACCGGCGTACTCGTCGGGGGCATCGTAAATTTCCTTGATCGCCTTGACCATGTCGACGACCTGGTCAGTCTCGGACGAGGCCATGTCCCAAATCGCGGTGAAGGCGTCCTTGACGCTGCCGACGGGATCAGTAATGAGATCCTTTGCCCCGCCGACCAGCGACTTGACGGATTCCCACAAGCCGCCTACGAGATTCGACCCGGCACGCTTCAGGGTTTCGACCGAGAAGGTGTCACCGAGGAACCTGTTTCCTCGGTCGATGATGTTCCCGTTGCCCTTCCAGACGTCATCCCAGAAGTAGTCCCCAAGGATCGGGGCGATAGTTCCACCGGCGACACCGGCGACCTGACCGAGAACCGTTGGGACTCGGCGGAGGAGCTTCCAAGAATCGTCCGTCACGAAGTTGAACATGTTTCGGAAGCGATCCGCGACCCCGGATCCAATCCAGCGAGACGTATTGGATCCGACGCCGAGAATTCCGCTCCGAGCATCCCCGCCAATGTCATCCGAGGACCTGGAGAGCGTCATCACGTTGGCGGCGCCAGTGGCGTAAGGCCAGACATTCTGAAGGCGGATAGCCTCAGTGATCTCGTTGAACCCGAGACGCCCGGCGATGCCACCGCCGGCGAACCGACTGAGGTGGCCCTTTCGAGCCGCCGCATTCCAGCTGTGAATCAGTGCCGGACCGAGAGCCGCGGTGACCTCAGGGCGAAGGATCGCCTCACCAGGAGAAAGCATCGCGGGAATGGTATCGACGCCAGGCGCATAGCCCGGGAGAACACCACCGGTCGCATATTTCTTCTTGTTGTCCGGCTTCGCGGGAGAACCGCCGGACGTTCCTCCGGGAGCCTTCTTCGAGATGCTGTCAATGGACTTGTCGAGGTTATCGGCGTGTCCATGAGCGGTGTTGAGGGCACCGCCCAGCTTCTCCACCTGCTCCTTGATGTCCTTCAGGGACCTCCCGTTCAGCAGGCCTATTCGGCCCGCCAGGGACTCAGCGCCGGTACCCATGCCAACCTTGTTGAAGGCGGAATCGGCCGAGTTGTGAACTCCATCGAATTCATTCTTCAGGCCCGACAGGGACCGCTGATTCAGGAGCCCAACCCGCCCGGCAAGCGATGTCGCACCTGTGCCTTGGCCCACCTTCTCGTGTACCGAGTCAGCAGAGCTGTGCAGGAGTGAGAATTCATTCCGCAGGCCGGCCAGCGAGCGCTGATCGAGCAGGCCGACCCGGCCGGCCACCGAAGTGGAGCCCGTGCCCATGCCAACCTTCTCGTACAACTGGTCAGCGGCCCCATGGGCCTGGCGGAACTCTGCCGAGAGCGCGTTGAGGTTCTTAGCGTCCAGGAGCCCGACAGCCCGAGCGGTGTCGTCCACCTTGTTCTTCAGGTCGGCAACCGTGCCGTGTGCTGAGTCGACCTGGACCTTCAGGCCTACCAGCTTCTTGCCGTCGAGCTGGCCTAGCGACCGAGAGGTGTCCTCGACCTTTTCCCGCAGGTCTGCCACGGTGCCGTGCGCACTGTCGATGGCGACCTTGAGGGCGGTCAGCCGCTTGCCGTCGAGCTGGGTGACCTCGCGCTGAGCATCGCGGAGTGCGGCGGCCAGGCGCTCAACGTCTTGGTGGGTGGCGGTGAACTCACCACGGAGGCCGGAGAGCGAGGCCCGGTTCAGGGGCTCGATCCCCTGCGTCTGGACCTGGCGGATCTCGGTACGAGCGGACTGTGCTGCACCCTCTACCGAGCGGTTCCCGCCCGACAGTTCAGAGATGATCGAGCGGAGCTGAGTGGAGTTCACGGCCTGGAGCTCACGGCGGAGCTCGGCGGTCTGAGCGTCTGCTGAACGGATCTGCGCTTCGAGGTCCCGGATTTCGTTCCGGGTCCGGCGCTCATCTCCCCGAGTACCGCCGGTCAGCTCGATGCGGCGGGTCCGGTAGCCACGGAGGAAGCCGTCACCCTCACCTCGGGAAGCGAAGCCGGCGCGGGCCTGGCGAGCCACACGGCTAGCTCCGCGGACACCTCGACCAGCCGCCATTGCAGGCCGGGTGACGAGGCCGGCCGCAGTACCGACCAGCTGTCCGCCCTTGCCGAGGATCTTCGCCACGGCGCCCACCGCGATAGCTGCAGGCCCCAGCACGGCCGCCATCTGAGCCGCCTTGATCAGGAGATCCCGAAGACCCGGATGCTCTTCGAGGTATTCCGATGCCTTCTTGATCCACTCGGTCAACTTCGACAAGGCCCCGATGAATTTCTCCATCACGAGCTTGAGAGTCGGAAAGGCACTCTTGCCGATATCCTGGACGTCGTTTAGAAGGCCACCCTCATAGGTGGTTACGCCCTTCTCGTCAGTGACCTTGTGGCCCATGATCTTCGAGCCGAGACCGGTGTAGCCGTAGGAGCCGTCTTCACCCTCGGTATAAAACAGCTTGCCAAGGCGGAACTGTGCGTTTTCCTTCATGTTTTCCAGGCGGCCGGAAATCGTGGCGCCACCCATGCGCTTGGCCGCACCCATCAGATTGGGCTCGCTCTTCCAGTGCTCCAGGAGCTTCTGGATAAGCTGCTCGCCGGACAAGCCGCCGGTGTCCTTGGCTCGCGCCATGAAATCCATCAGCTGGGCCGATGCTTCGTAAGTCGCGGGCTGGTCCAGGATGGCACCAGATTGCTTGGTCATCTCCGCCTTGGCCTTAAGCTCGGCCGGGGTGAAAGCGCGGTCCTTGAAGCCCACCATCTTGGCAATCTGCTGTGCGGGGAGACCAATTGCGCGCTCAAGCTGCTTCAAATTGCGGAGCGGAGTTCGGCCCATGTCCTGAATGACCTCCAGGGCGTACATGCCCTGGGACACCATGGTCGGATCGAGGACACCGCCATAGGCGGCCGAGTCACCGATCATTCGGACCATGTCCACGGACCGCTGAGCAACTTCGGTGGAGCCCTTCGCCTTCTTCTCCGGGTCCGCCGAGTTGAAGTCGTGGTTGTGGGCGGCATTGGCACGTGCATACCGGGTGCCGTACTTCAGCATGTCGGTAATCGAGTAAGGAGTCTCGACACCGAAAGAAGTCATCTGCTCCAGGAGCGAGTTGACGTCCTTGAGCTGGATTCCCATCCCGGAAAGACCGGTCTGGGAAGAGATCATGGCATCAGCGGACTTCACACCGATGGCAGTAGCGGCGCTGGCCGCAAGAGACAGCGGGGCAACGATCTTGTTGACGAGGAGATTTCCCGTCTCGGAAATCGACGTGCCGAACTTCTCGGTGCCCTCGGTGAGCTTCTTCCAACCGCCTTGCATCCGGGTGAGGGCGCTGGTGTGCGTGGAGCTGACCTGAGACATGATCGTGCGGGTCTCGGCGAGCTGCTGACGCAGGCCGTCCCGTACGGCGGAATTCTGGGCGATCTGGTCCCGTAGGGCGTCACGGTGGGCGGCCTGGCGGAGGAGTGCAGTTTCCCGGATGGCGGCTTGCGTTTCCCGCTCCAGGCGGAGGCGGGTGGCCTCGATCTCCCGATCGATCCGGACTTCGTCCTCAAGGGCACGCTGCCTGGTCAACTGCTCCTCGCGGGCAGCTCGGGCGTTCTCCTCCGCCATGCGGCGGATGCTGGCTACCCGCTCCCGCTCCTGCTGCTGAGTCAGTCGGCTCCGGGCCGTGGCCGCCTCGGTCTCCTGCTGCACGGCCGTGCGTAGGGCTCGCTGAGTGACGGTGCTGGTTTCCTCGGCCAGAGCTTGCTTGCGGGCCTCCAGGTCCCGGGCCTCACGGAAGCGGCGGGCGGCCTCGTTGCCGAACTGAGTCGTCAGCTCCCGCTCGATGCGGGCGAGGGTGGCGGCGCTGTCCTTACCCTCTGCCTCGACGGCGGCGCCGGCCTTCTTGGCTGCGGTCGCAGCGGCCTTCGGAAGGTCGGAGAACCCCTTGGTGGTGGCGGTGCCGAACGCCTTTCCGGCCTCCGCGCCCGCCCGCTCCATCTGCTCGGTCAGCTCGGCTCGGAACTTCGCCAGGGACTCATTGCTGAGATTGGTGTTGATCTCGATGTAGCCGGAGCCGACCTTGATGGGGCCGCGAGTCGATGGTGCCATGCGGCCTCCAGGGTCAGAGCGTGCTCATGTGGGTGAAGAAGCCGGCTACCTCCGCCCCGTTGGCGAAGTCCGGTTCGGGGCTGGCGAGTTCGGCGATATCAAGGCCCGGTCGAGGGACCGGCTCCGGGATGGGGAGGTCATCGACTTCGGATGAATTGGCCTTGATGAAGAGGTAGTTGGATGCCTCAAGGGCATCCGATACGCGCGCGAGTAGGTGTTCCGCGGTGCCCCACTGCGCGGTTTCGTCAAGCTCCGCCAGGAGGGCGGAGCGTCCGGGCTTGCGCATCAATCCGCAGATCAGCACATGCACACGACGGAGCGAGAGCCGTCCACGCCACAGGTCCAGGAGATCGACCCCGTAGAACTCCAGAAGATCGGCCTCCAGGGCCTCACTGTGGTCCCGGATGACGTGGACGGTGGCGATCAGTTTCCCGAGCCGGCCTGAGCCTCGTTGACCAGGTCAGAGAGAACCTGGAAGTCACGGATGGTCGGGCGGGTCGCCCGGTAGGCAGCCCAAGAATCCTCACCCACGATCAGGCGGACAGCCTCCACCTCAGAGGTGACCTCCAGAAGCTCCAGCGGCATATCCAGCGGGGCCGGGACAGCGAAAGTCACGCCCGCGTGCTCGAAGGTCGTCGGCTCGTCGGTGGCCTCCGCCTTCGCAGCAGCGACGGCAGTCTTCGGGGCGGTGGTCTTCTTGACAGTAGCCATTGGGGAACTCCAGCATCTAAAAGGAAAGAAAGGGGGGCCGGGGACTATTGCCCTCCCCGGCAGGGGCCTTCAGCTGATTAGCCGGAAACGACCGTGCAGGTCTTCGAGCTACCGGTCTGCGTCTTATCGGCGACGGTGAAGCAGTAATCCACACCGGCGTGGGTGACCTTGATCTCCGCAGTGGTCTGCGGCTTCGGAATGGTCACGTCGTAGGTGCCGTCAGAATTCAGCGTGGTCTGAAGCTGGAAGGCGGTGCCGGCGCCATTGAGGAGCTTGATAGTGGCCGGGCTGGTGATACCAGACGCGGCCACTCGCGCAGTCCACGCAGCATTCGCGCCGTCATTCGTGGAATAGCCCGGAACGGTCACGGTCGACGCGAATGGAGGAGGCGGAGTAACGCCACCACCAGTCGACTTGATGTTGTCGTTAGTCAGCACAAAGCCAAGCGATCCGTTCGCATCCAGAGCCGAAATGGTGAGCTCGTACTTCTGGGCCTCGACGCGCTGAAGGGTAATCGCGCCACGATCAGAAATCATGGCCCGCGGAATCACACAGCGATACAGAACACCTCGCTGGGACCAGTCGACCACCAGGGAGACTTCCTGAAGGTCGGGAGTCGAAGAAAGGTCAAGGCGATAGGTGCCGGTTTCCTTTCCGTCCTTATCTACGACCGCCAGCCACGGAGCACCCCAGAAAAGCTCAGTCGTGAGCTGATTGGTTTCCATCAGGGTCGCCTTGATCTGCATGCTCGCAGACTTGACGTTGTAGAGAACTGGCGTGGCAGACTGCCACGCATTAACCGGGTCAGTCTCAATAGACGGCGTGATCGTAACGCCGCTCTCGTCAGCGTAGCCGAGCGCCTTGTAGCCAGTAGGGACGGCCTTGCCGTCACCGACGTCTACGGGAAGCTGGGTACCAGTTGGAAGGCCGTTCGGGGCCGGTGCAACAAAGATGCCGCCGTTGGGGGCAAATCGAATCTTCTGGGCGTCATTAGCCATACGCATTGGCCTCCGGGCATAAAAAAGGCCCCGAGGCCGCAAAGGGCATCAGGGCTTGGGGAAAAGGGGGAAGATTGGGGAAAGTCGGAGGGTCTAGGCCTCTACGAAGAACACGGCGATCTCGCCGCCGTACATGTGCTCTCGGCTCACGCTGTCCGGGTAGTACCGGGGCCGGGAAATCTCGTCCACGTCGAGCACCAGGGCGCCGGCGACTTCCCGGCCAGGCAGCTCCTCAAGGAGGTGTCGGCGGACCAGGAGCGCGAGGCGCTTCGCCTCTGCACGGTCTTCGGCGTACACGTCGTACTCGATGTCTGCCCGGTCCATGCGATCCCGGACCAGCCGATGACCGCCTGATTCATTCAGGTACACGGTCGTCTCGCCGGCCTCGCGGCCCACCAGGTCCCCGGTCACGGAGCCCTTGGGGAGGTCGGGCAGTGAACTCAGGTACTCCCAAAGGGTATTGACGGGATCAGTCATTCAATCCTCGCCTTCGCCAGGGCTTCCTTGAGGTAGAACCTGCCAGGGTGACGGCGGCCGGCGCGGTCCCTCCAGCCTCGTTCCTGGAGCATGGAGTGTCGGACGTCCCTGTCGAACTCCACGACCACCTGTCCATACCAACCCTGGTCGTAGAGCGTGACCATGGCCTCGATGTTCTTCTTGATCGCGTTCCAGTTCCCTCTGGTCGCCGAGGCCCTGGGGGCCTCCTTGATAGCCAGGGCGGCAACGTCGGCGGTGTGGAGCTCAACAATCTCTCGGGCCTGGGGGAGGGACAGAACCGCCCGTTCCCAGTTGCGATCCATGCGCAAGGTGAACTTGGTCATCGGCGCACCCTCACAGCCTTGACCGTGATGTGCGAGAGGACACCGGCCTTCCAGACGGCGGGCTCGTCCTCGATCTGGTAGACCACCCCTCGGACCGTGATGCGGTCCGCGGAGTCGACATCGGCACGGGGCGGGAGGTAGACGAGAAGCCGGTCAACCGTGGTCTCCCGTTCGGGGGACCGGACCGTGTAGGGCTTGCCAGGCTGGACGTTGGCCAGGCCCGACCAGACCCGGACGGAGTTCTCCCAGTCCCGCCGGTTGGTGTAGGCGTCCGCCACCAGGGCGGCGCGCCAGACCTCTACGGGTTCGGTGTATCGGATGGCAGCACCTCCTCAACCGGTATCGGGTCCCACGTGGTGAGGCGGATCGAGGAGAGGCCCCGCCGGTAGCGGCGGAGGCCTGACTTCGCGGCCTCGGAGAGGCCGGCTGTTGCGGCGGAGGCCGCGAACTGGACCTCCAGCTCGCCGGTACGCTCGCTCACCACACCGGGCGTTACGGACAGCCAGCGGATCACCTCAGCGCAGGCGATCACCTTGAACGAGGCCGGAGGGGTGGCCCTGTCCCAACTGCCAGTGCAGTGCTCGGCGATGAGCGCCGACGCGTCATCCAGCAGGGCTTCAACCCGGGGACGCTCGTCGTCCAGGACGGGCCGCCCAAGACGGGCGGCCACGTCCTCAGCGGTGGCGAGACGTTTCATCAACCCGCCGGAGCCTCGGTAACGGAAACCTTGAGACCGCGGACAAACTTCTCGCCGATCACAGTGCCTCGGACGCTGTAGTCCGGGTCTTCCTTGACGGTCGCCAGACCGTACATGGTGTCCAGGCCGATCGTGTCTGCCTTCTTGCCGAAATCGTAATCGATCAGCATTCGGGTAGCGATGCCGTTCACATTCTGGATCGCACCGTTGACGGCACCCATCGGAATGGCGGGGCAAGCCGAAACCAGGAACAGCGCCGAGCGATGGAAAAGGTACATCTCCAGGCTGAAGGAGTTGTGAATCACGATGTCGAAACCGTAGATCCGGCCAATGGTCGCCCGGCGAAGCGCGTTGGTGTCGCCGGAATAGTCGACCGCCACGAATTCCGGGTCCTTGAGCAGAATCGCTTCGATTTCCGGACCGGCGATCAGATACCGCTCGGAGGTCGGGACATTCGCAAGGTTGAGCGCGAGACGCGCATCCACCAGGGCGGTTCGGATATTGAGAGCACGCTTCGAAAGGGTCGCGGCAGTACCATCGGCAGCCGGAATGGTGACGGAAACGTCGCCACCGATCGCATTCTTCTGACCAGCAGTCAGGCCGGACCGGGTGATGTTCGCCTTGATGAAAGCCGCGGCGGTGTCATCGAAGTACTCGGCAAAACCTCGGGTGAGCTTAGAGAGCACCTGAGAACCGAACTGGCGGAGGTCAAACGCCACCTGCTCCATGCTCAGAACGGTGGAGTTCTGTGCCAGCGTGGTGAGCTGAACCGGAAAACGGCTCTCGTTGATGAAGCCGGTCGGCGCCTTACGGTCAGCCGAAGGAAGTGGCCGATCAGACGCAGCCGCGAAAACGTTCTTGTCACCGGTAATCGGGTTGGTGATCGGCGCGGTGATCCCACCCGCCACGACCGGAATGCCTCGGGACTCGCGGTTCACGTTGATGACGTCACCGACGCCGCCAGTAAAATTCAGCTCGGAGTATCGGGCAGGGAGGCTGCCGAGAGTCAGCTGCCGGTCCAGAAGACCGAGCGCCGCAATGGTGACCTGCTTGGGGTCGAGATTGAAATGATGGGTGGTAGACGCCATGCATGCTCCAGGGCATAAAAAAAGCCCCGGCGCCCGACCTGCAAAAGCAGGTGGGCACCAGGGCTTAACGAAGTGTGCGGTTAGTTACTCAGCGACCTACTTGCAAGCAAACGTCGAGTTGCAAGTAAGAGGGCAAAAAAAGGGAGACCTACAGGAACCGGCCACCTGCAATGAGGTCGGCGAGTTCCGACGGGTCCATGCTCGTGACGCCGGGACCGCCGCCTCGGTGGTAGCCGGCACCCTGAAGCTCAGGGAACTTCGGCTCGGTCGAGGGCTTCGGAAGGGATTCGATGTACCCCTTCACCTTCTCTGCGTCGGCGCGGCCGTCATCGGCCAGGAACCGGTTCAGATCCAGGTAGTCCGTCGACACGGAAACGCCTGCGGTGGCGGCCTGAGCACGAATCTCCGCCTGCACCAGCGAGGTGCCGACCTCAGAAAGGGCCGACTTGCGGCCCTCTGCGCGGGCGTCGGCGAGCGCCTTGTCCGCGTCAGACAGCTGGGCCGCCTTAAGGTCCTCAAGCTCCTTCGAAGCCGTCTTCCAGCGCTGTTCGTTCTGGCGAGACAGGGCCTTCCACTTCTCGACCTCCGGCGCGTCGGCCGGCAGAGTCTCCGGGGGAGTGGTCGGGGTCGGCTCAGGAGCGGGGGTGTTCTCAGGCTCAGGCATGGGTGATCTCCATTCCGGATGGGCTCGCCATTTCGGCGTTACTTCTTGACTTCGTGGATCTTGCGGTTTGCGTTGCCAGCATTGCCCTGAGGCGGCTTGCTGGCCGCCTTCTTCCCTTCCAGGGCAGCAGGGTCATGCTGCGGCTGCGGGCCGAGCTTCTGGATCTCCGCAGCCGCCTTAGCGTCTGCCTTTCGCATTTCGCGGAAGGATTCGATCTGGGCGGAGGAGTAACCCGCGTCGCTCCACAACTGCTCTTCAGGGACGTTGAGCTGCTTGAGCTTCAGAAGGGCATCAATGTGCTGAGCCTCGGTCCGGTATTCGGGGTCCTTCCAGACCGTTTCCAGGCTGAAGGCGTTCCGGCGCTTGTCGCCCTTGATGGCAAAGCACAGGCGGATTACCCGCTCCCATGCCTCACCGAAGTGCAGCATTCTCTCTCGAACCTTTGCAACTAGCCCAGCCTCGGCCGAGATGATCGACTCACCGGAAGGTGTTGAGCCGCCGTTCACCAGGAAATAGTGATGGGGGAGCCTGGATACCGAGCTGAGGTGCTGGACAAGCATACTGACCAAGGTCACGTAATTCCCGAGGTCGGCGGCCGGGAATGAGCCGAAACGTGCCTGGGGGTCCTCTGCCTGGAGGATCTTGTCCACCGCGACCTTGAACGGCTCGATCGGCCGGCCGTCAGCGTCCTCCTGGATCTCAAGGCCTGTGACATGCCTCTGAGGGAACGCTGCCATCTCGGACGCGGTCAAGGCGTCCATGATCGTTTTGTTGATCGCGTCCTGAATCGGGACACAGTTCGTCAGATCGGAGAACGGGTCACCGAGGATTCGAGACCGATTGGTGAAGGCGACGACAGGGACCGCCTGAAGGGGATTCCGGGCCTTCTTGCCCTTCTCCCAGTCCGTCTCTCCGAAAGGGACCTCATAGACGTAATCTTGGGTCCAGAGCGTTGCCCCGATACGGCCCCATGAGTCCTTGTTGAACTCGGCCGCGGCCTCGATCTCGACCAGAGAGCCGGCCTTGTACTGCACCGCCATTCGCTCGGCGGAGGCTGGCGTGATGATCGGGTCTCCGGCCTTGTTCGGCCACACCTTCGCGTAGGAGACGCCCTGAATCATGGCGTCCAGGTGAACTGAGTTGGACAGGGCATCCATGCTGGAACGCTGCCAAAACTCCCGGGCGTCCTTATCCGTCCCGGAGTCACCTGGAAGGGAGAAAGCATCGACGTGCATCCGCTCTGCGGCAGAGTCGATGATCATGCCACAGAAGTTGTCTCGCCACTCTGAAAACACCTCGCGAAACGCATCCTTGTATCGCATCTGCGAAAAGGCAAGCTTTTGCTGATTTCCTTCGTAGTACTCAGCAAATCGCTTCATCGGCGAGCCGGAGCCGGGGAGCTTGGAGTGGAGATAGGCGAGCCACTGGACCGGATTCTCCGGGGGGCCTATGGCGCTGTAACCAGTTGGGGGGACAATCATGCAGCCTCGCTAAAAGCCGACGACGCGCCTCCGCCGCAGCTTGAGGCGGCCATCAGCAATAGCGTCGGCTCTGGCTTCAAAGGCGATGACGGCGCACACGGCCAGGTCGATTTTACGTTTGGAACGGGGAGAATCCTTCGTGATGAGAAGTCCTTGCGGAACTTCTCGGGTCACGGCATTCAGGACATGACGGGTCAGGTCTTCATTGCCATCATGGGAAAGGTCACGGACCGTTACAGCGGTCCGAAACCGCTCGATTGCCTGAGTCATTCGCGTGGGCTTATTAGTCCAGTACTCGAAGACGTAGTCAGTACCTCGGCCGTCGTTGTGCTCCAGGGCCCACCGGCCGATGGCCTCCTGCCAATACGGCGGGTCGCAGTACATCCACTCAACCCGATAGATGGAGAAAGCTTTCTGCACGGCCGCCTCGACGGCCAGAACATCAACTTCCCAGTCAGGTTGATTGGGGTCCCGGGGGTTCTCCCAAAGCCCGAGCACGAAGAGCTTGCCATCCCGGAGGCGGACGCCGACAAGGCCTGTCGCGTCACCGCGGATACTTCCGTCGAAGCCCAAAGCGATCTGATCGCCCGGTATAATTGGGTCGCCGTTATCCTGGCAGGATTCCCACTCAGACTTACTCATCCAGCCATCGCTACTTTCAGCGATGGCATTGAAGAAGAAGCGGAGGTAGGTGGAATCCGGGGTAGTCCGGTCGTAAAGGATGGTACGGGTCAGGCCGGGAATGTCGGCCCAGGCTGCGTCTCCGTACGCCTCGACCAGGGCGGCCTTGACCTTCTCCTCGTCGCGCAGCTCGCCGGCCTCGATGTCGCCCTCAAGACAGTCGTAGAGCCAGAAGCCCTGACGAACCATGTCGCTCTCGTGAATCTGTTGAGCAACACTGTCTTCATTCGGGTTATACGCATTGGTCGTGGAGACCCACCGGGAACCCGCGGAAGTGGTCTTCTCGATATTCCGCTTAAGGGTCTGGAAGAAGTCCGGGCCCCCATTCGATCCCACCCAGTGATGGCATTCGTCCATCAGGCAAAAGGTGGGTCGGTTTCCCTCGCTGGTGCGGCCGGCGGTCGCCTTCGGACGGATCGTCCCGGGCTTGCCGCTCTTGAACTGGATGACCGCCTTGCCGATGTCAAGATTGAATTCTTTCTCGGCCGGAGACTCCGACAGCATTCCACGGATCATCTCCATGGTCTGGTCAGTCTGGTCGAGCGCTGTAGCGCCGATCTGCACCGTAGGAAGAGGTACCCGCTTGGCTACCGGAAGCCCAAAGGCATCCCAATGGCTGAACCTGCACGGGCCGATAAATTCAACGATCGCCAGGGCTGCGAGAAGTGGGGTCTAACTTTCCCCAGCCCTTTGCACGTCGAAGCGTGCCGGCTGAGTAGACCCACCTCCCATCCGGGGTTATTCGGTAGAAGTTGAGAACAAACCGAAGCTGCTCGGGGGTGAATTTCCAGGGCTCGCCTGCGTTCTCACCGTCGGGCTGGACAATGTATCGCTGACACCAGCGAATGACCTGATAGCCAAGCGTCTCGTTCGGAGCCGGAACCCCTGCGGGAAGATTCCCTGTCTGCAAGGGCTCACCTCGTTACGAATTCAGTAGTCGGAACAGTTCCTCATCAAGGTCTGTGGGGGAGGCCGGCGCCTGGTCGGCGTCCTGGTCCTGGTGCTCGTCCTTGATGGACATGCGGAGGCGGTTCCTGTCCTCCGTGGTCGCGCCCCACTTGGCGGTTCGCTGCCGGATCTCACCGGCCAACTTCAAATCGCCCTGATACAGGGCATCCACAAGTCGAGTCGTGATCTCCAGCTCGGCCCAGTCGGTCTCAGCCCATTGGGAGGACTGAGGGGAGCTGGCCCACGTGCGCCAGAAGCGGCGGGCGCCGCTCGTCGCGATCCCGAGGCCCCGAGGGAGTTCCCGGCCGGGCTGGGCAACGGCGGGTAGCTCCTGGGCGTGCTCATGCTTGTTGCGCCTGACGGCGTTCGGCTTGGGCTGGGGGCCTCGGGTCACCGGAGCTTCACCCGGCTCGTGTCGACCTCGTACAGGTCGGCCAGGTCCTCCAGCTCGTCACAGGCGTCCTGGCGCCAGTTGCGCCGGCGGGCCGCTCGCGAGTTCCAGGCCGGGACCGGGCGCCCGTTCATGCAGTCCTCACAGCTACCTGTGCAGTGAGCAGACGACATGGCAGGCCTCCGAGAATGAGTGAGGCCCGCTCCCCTATATAGGGGGCGGGCCGGGGACGTGGTTGGTTGTGGTGTGCTGAACCGGATTCGAACCGGTGTTTCCTCCCTGCACGGGAGGAGTCCTAGGCCGCTGGACGACCAGCACCGCCCCTATCCGCACCTGATCAGGGCGACGGCGGGGGCCTGCGGGAGCGACCCGCATGGCAGGGATGAGAGGGTTCGAACCTCCGGCGCGCGGTGTTGGAGACCGCTGCTCTACCAGCTGAGCTACACCCCTGAATCCCGTGGTACGCGGCACGGGCACCTCGTCTGATCGGCAGGGCATGATCCTGCGGCCTCCCGCTCCCAAAGCGGGCGCTCTTCCAGCTGAGCTACGACCAGGTAACCGGTCGGAATAGTCTCCGACCGGCGGGGAAGACGTCAGGTGCGACGATCGCCGTACGTCTTGCGGCGGTGACAGTCGCGACACAAGGTCCACAGGTTGTCGAGCTCCCAGGAGCCCCTGCGGGCGACGGGTACGAGGTGATCGACCTCCAGGCGCTCACGGGCTCCGCAGAGCTGGCAGCGGAATCGGTCCCGGGCCAGGACCCGGGCTCGCCGGGAACCCCAGTCACTCGGACGGGCCGCGTTCCGGGCCGAGGTCCGGTCCCACGACCGGCGGACCTGGTGGTCGTCGCATCGCCCGTCCCGCACGGTGACGGAGGTGCACCCGCTCGTCAGACAGATGGTTTTGGCTCTGGGCACGGTCACCTCCTGAGTGGTGAGTGAGCGGCCCCGGCTGGATGCTGGTCTGGCAGCCGGGGCCGACCTCCGGACTCTGGAATCTCATTGAGGACTCACAAAGAGGAGGAGATATGGGAGTTAAAGAGAGGTAGTTCTAGTTTGAACACAGGAGCTATTTACGAATTGTTCGTTCGTTCGCTTCACTTGCTCTCTCACTAATGATGTATGTGTCACCAGCCAATGGGGTGGGACGCCTTTCATCAAAGTGAGACCCGGGTCACATCAGAGCATGCGAACAGGTGTTCGAGTGACTTGACGTAACTTGCAACTTGGGCGTATGAGCCGTAAGCTCCGCTCCAACTTGATCATTAATAGACATCGCTGAGACAGACAGAACGAGAAGGTTTCGGATGCCTGAATACAAGCTGCCGAGCGACAGCGAGCTCAGTAGGTGCTTCATCGAGGGAATGAGCGACCCTGAGATTGCAGCGCGGTACGGCTGCACCAGGCAGGCGGTCAACGCTGCACGGCATCGGCTCGGGTATGGGCGCCGGCCTTACGTCAATCAGGCCAATGCCCTGATCGGCACCGTCTGGCGAGTGCAGACCGCGGCGGGTCACCAAACCCAAGGATCCATTCAAGGACTCAGGCTGTGGCTCCGGAAGCGACTCGGGGACGATTCGCTCAGCGCGAGGCAGAAGCTCACCGCTGACAACTTCGAGGCACGCATAAGGAGAGAGGAGGTCGTCCTACAGTATGACCCGTCGTCCAGCAACGGGTTTTCCTACGTACCGAGGGAACCTCAGGACGGTCACTCGGTGATCAGGTGGCCCGACCTTGGCCCCGGCCGCGTGCGCGATCCCGAAGCTGAGAAGTTCCTGAACCTCCCTGCCACGCCTACGGATTAGCCCCCATATCTCCGTCCTGGACTCACAGGCTCCGCACAGGAAGCGGGGCCTGTTTTGTGTTACTGACGAGTCGTTAAAATGCTTTTGATTACGATTGGGTGTCGATAAAGCCAAATCAAGGTATAGGTGAGTTAGGTCACAATTAATGCGGAGGAGGTATCCGAGTGAATGCGGTAGGTTATGCCTGACCTCGCCGGAAACCCCGAGCGAGGCTGATCGCGGAGGCGGTAAATGCTCGCAGTGCTTAGCCTTACCTCACCTAGCAAGGCCGAGGCGGTGGCCGCACAAATTGCACACAGCGAGACTCGCGCATCGAACGTCTTTCAGACGGAGAGCCTGGTGATCGCGCACCACATCGCAACGGGAGTGGGCGAGTACTGGGACATCGTGTATACCGCGTGCATCAACGATGACGAGATTGATGAGCTCGTAGACCTGGAGGAACGCGTCTTCCAGCGATACGGAGTCCGCCTAGAACGGCTGGTTGTTGAGCGAAAAGAGAGCGCCCGGCCGCACCCCTGGTTCCCACACTGCGACTCCTACACCTACGTCCGACTCTGCCCGAGGATGGCCCTTGACCTCAATTGAAAACATGCCCCGAAGCGTCAGCCAAACTGAGCAATACGAGAAGTGCGGCTGGCGCTTTTTCCTGCAGCGCATCGAGCGTGTGACTCCACTGCCGGCGGCCTGGAGCCACCACGGGACCGCCTTCCACAGTGCGGCCGAGGCCGTTGAGAGGAGCGGCCGGCAAATGGGCGAGGAGGAGGCGGTCCAACTCTTCTCCGACGAGTACGCGGCCCTGGTGAACAGGGCCCTGGACAAGGAGCCCGACACGGACCGGTGGCTCTCGGCCTCCGGGCCTGGCGCTGTCGACATTGAGCGGCGTTACGTCCTCGGCCAAGAGCAGACGGCCCAGTACGTCAGGTGGGCACTGGAGCACCAGCCGGCCATCTGGCAGACGCCGAAGGACAAGCAGCCGGCCCTTGAGCTGTACTTCAAGGTCGAGCTGGGCGGGGTCCAGGTCAGGGGGTACATCGACCAGCTGGTGACCGAGGCCGACAACTCGGTTCGGGTTCGAGACCTCAAGACGGGCACCACCAAGTCACGGTTCCAGCTGGAGACGTACGGGGTCGCGGTCCGACAGGCGTTCGGTGTCGAGGCCAACAAGGGGGATTGGTATCTGGCCAAGGCCGGCGGCCTGTCCAAGCCTGTCGACCTCACCGACGTAACGGCGGAGCAGGTGGGAGAGCGCTATGCGGCCATGGACGAGGGTGTCAAGGCTGGGCGATTCGAGGCGAGCCCAGGATTCCTCTGCCGATTCTGTGACATGAAACACAAGTGCGATTTTTTTTAATCTTTAACTTGCAACTAGGGAAGTTGCCGGCGTAAGATCAAAGTGTGAGGGCGGCCCGCTGAGCGGGCCTATTTTTTCCTCTCTTACTTGCAACTAGGGAACCTCGTCGGAAAGGAGTGCTATGTATTCTCTGACTCAGTCAGTGGACATCAGAGGTGCGGCCGGTGAGCCTATCCCGACCCCGTATAAGGGGCTGGAGCGGCTTGAGGTCGAATTCCTTCGAGGGACATTCAGCCTCGGTGTTGCCGGACCTGGTACGGGCAAGTCCCTGTTCGCCCTGAACCTGGCGCTGTACGGGAATATACCGGCCCTGTACTTCTCGGCTGACTCCGGCGCGGCAACACAGGTCAGTCGCGCGACTTCCATCATCACGGGAGCGGATTCCAAGGAGGTCAAGCGCCGGCTGTTGGAGAATGACTTTGGCGACTACGCCGAAGTGCTCGGGGAACGCTGGTGGGTCCGATTCGTCTACGAGGCCCGGCCCACACTGGCGGACCTGGAGACGACCATCGCGGCGTACTTCGAGGTCTTCGGGTGCTACCCCCACTTGATCGTGATCGACAACATTACGAACATCGATGTGGGGGGCGCCGAAAGCGCCGAGTCGTTCACGTTCGGCCTTGAGGCCTTGTGTGAATACCTCGCCGAGATGGCCCGGGAAACCAGGTCACACGTCCTCGCTCTGCACCACGTGACCGGTGAACACTCCGACGGCATGAACCCCATTCCACTCTCCGGTGTGAAGGGGAAAATCGGCCGCGTACCGAGTCTGATCCTGACCATCTTCAAAGAGATCGATGGAATGGATGGCCGGGTTCTTCACGTGAGCGTCGTGAAGAACCGAGAAGGATTCGAAGACTCCTCCGGCAACACCTTCGCGTCCTTCGAGCTCAACCAGTCGAATTTGCGTCTCAATGACGTCACCCTCGCCTTCTGACGACCACGAGAGAGATAAGCGCCATGGCTCACCCCTGCACCGGCGGCTACAGCATCAAGAAGGAAATCGTGGGCATTCTCCTTGCGGAGAACCACGCGATCACGGCTGATGAGATCGAGGAGGCCGGCGGCGGAGTCGTGGCTGTGGTCGTCCAGGTCCAGGACCCTCGCCGGCTGAACCTGCGCTCCATGCTCCGGGATCTGGTGAGCTCGACCGGCCGCGGTGTCCACGTGGCGGCGGTCGGCCTGGCGGACGAGTCCGGGGCTACTGACTGGCGGATCGTCAATCTCGCCTACCTCCGGGGCCTGGTCGACGGCGCGGCCGAGACGCGGCGCATGCTCCGCCTGGAATCCTCTCTCCGGACGCGTGGCTGAGCCCCGCAAGGGCTACCGGAGTTGCTCGAAGTGCTCGAAGAACCGCGCTGTCAGGTTCTTCATCGGCCCGAGAGGCCGGGTCTGCGAGAAGTGCCGCAAGGCTACTAGTCGCGCCTCCTCTCGGGCCGCTCGGCTCCAAGCCGCCTACGGACTCTCTGCTCAGGACTATCAAGCCCTCTTCGAAGCCCAAGGCGGCCGGTGCGCAATCTGCCGGGAAACCCGCCGAACGAATCTGGCCGTGGACCACTGTCACAAGACAGAGGCGATCCGCGGCCTCTTGTGTCAGCGCTGCAACGGACAGTTGCTAGCCCGAGGTGCGCGGGACCGCCCGGAAGTCCTCCGGAGGGCGGCTGACTACCTCGAAGACTATCCGGCCTGGAAGGTGCTCGGGCCACGGTACACATTCGACAAGGACTGACCATGTCCAAAGGCATCCAGTTTGACTTCCGGAAGTGGCGTGGAGAGCGCGAGAGCGAGAACGGCTCATTCCGCCGCTATGACTTCCCCGTGACGATTCGAAGGGTCGGGAATGAGCCCCAGCCCGAAGCCACCGATAAGTGAAGTTCTTCGGCATTACTACGGGATATCCCTCCGGGACCGTGGAGGGTGGCAGAAAATCCTCTGCCCCCTTCACCCCGAGGAGAACCCGAGCGCGAGCGCCAACACGGAAAGGCAGCGCTGGAGTTGCTTCGTGTGTGACGTCTCGGAAGACAGTTACGACGTAATCCAAAGAGAGGAAGGCGTTGGGTTCAGAAGCGCTCAAGAGTTCGCACATAGCCGGTTCGGTCGAGGCGGCGAAAGACTACTTCCGCCAGTACGCCGACAGTCCGGCCGAGAAGTACATGGACGCCCGCGGGCTGGGGGAAGTGGCGAGCCGGTTCGGAATCGGATACGTCGGTTCGGCGAGAACGGGACATGAACGCTCCCGGGGCATGCTGGTAATCCCGTACGCCCGACCGGCAGGCGGAGACCACGGCGTCGCGACGCTCCGTTTCCGGTGCATCGCCGACGAGTGCGTGAAGGACGAGAACGGCAACTACCTTGCGCCGGCAGGCAAGGAACGGCACGAGGGTCACGGCAAATACCAGTCCATCCCCGGGGATCATCCTCGCCTCTACAACACCCCCGCCCTCATCGCCCCCAGCTCGTACATCGCTCTGTCTGAAGGCGAGTTCGATGCCCAGGCATCCGAGCTGGCCGGCGTCCCGTGTATCGCCGCTCAGGGAACGTCTGCCTGGCGCCCTCATTTCAACCCGGCCCTTGCTGGTTACGAGGTGGTTTTCATCGTTGCGGATAACGATGCGCCGGGGATCGCAGCAGCAGACAAGCGCGCCAGCGAGCTGCCGAACGGCAAGGTGATCATCCTCGGTGGCGAAGGCAGTGACATCAATTCATTCGTTCACAGCCAGGGGGCTGCCGCATATCGGAAGGCGTTGGGTCTGTGAGCTCTGAAGCAGGATCGGACGCTGTTAACCACCCAAGTCACTACACGTGGCTTCCGGTAGAGGTCATCGAGATCACTCGGCATTTCAGCTTCGTACGAGGTAATGCACTCAAGTACCTGCTGCGGGCCGACTTCAAGGGTAACCCCCTTGAGGACCTGAAGAAGGCGCGCTGGTACATCGATCACGAGATTGACCAGTTGGAGAACGCTGTTGAAGGCCTGTAGCGCCAAAGGGAAGGGGTGGTGGTGTGAAAAACCCGCTAGGACACTCGGGCTTTGTGAGGCGCACTATCAGCAACAGCGCGCAGGGAAGGACTTGAGGCCCCTTCGGCAATATCGAGGCAAGGGGGCGATTTGTGAGGTGCAGGACTGCGAGCGATCGCACTCGTCCAATGGCTATTGTTTTGCGCATTCACGACAGATTCGAGCGGGGAAGAAACCGGGCCCGATCACTCGCCAACGGAGGCGGGCCAGTTCGGAAATGGAGCTTGCTCGAAACATAGTGGAGGAGACGGTTGCCGACGGAGAGTGTCTCCTATACCAGGGATGCATTTCGAATGGATATGGGGTAGTGGGCTGGCTGCGCAAGTCCCATCGCACCCATCGCATCGTATACCGGAATTTGGTGGCATGGGTGGACGACTGGATCCCAATTCACCATAAATGTGCAGTGCGTGCATGCGTCAATCCTTTGCATTTGCAGGCCGTGACTCCAGTCGAGAACACGGCGGAAATGCTTGAACGTAAGGCGCTTAAGGCGCGGATTGCTGAGCTCGAAGCCGAATTGGCTCGACTGAACGACGGGATTGCTGCATGAGGCGTATCCAGTTCGGTGACATCGACTTTGCTGCGATGCACTTCTTCGAGGTCCAGACCTTTGGCGGAAGGTTCGTCGGAATCGACCTCGTCTATGACGGACCGCAAGGCATGAAGCGAGTTGCGGTCAACATCTCGGCCCGAGAGGCCCGCTGCATCCGGCGGGCACTCAAGCAGGCCATCCACCGGATAGAGGAGAAGGCTTGAAGCGAATCGTCATCATCAGCGATACCCAGATCCCATACGAGGACAAGCGGGCGCTGAAGAACGTGCTTGCCTTCATCGGCGAGTATCAGCCTGATTCGGTTCTCCAGATCGGAGACCTCATGGACTACCCGGCCCCGTCTCGGTGGACGGCCGGCACCCGGGCTGAGTACGAGGGCGGGGTGATCCGAGACTCGGAGTATTGCAAGAAGGTCTTCCTGGAACCTCTCAGGGCCGTCTATGACGGCCCCGTCGAGGTTCTGGAAGGGAATCACGACGAACGGCCGCGGAAGTACCTCCAGAGCCGCGCGCCTGCCCTCGCGGCGGAGGACTCCTTCTACCGCTTTGAAACCCTGCTCGACTTCGATGGGTACGGAATTCGCAAGGTCGAGCCGTATCACCCAATCGCTCCTGGGTGGGTGGCGATTCACGGCCATGAGAGCCCGGGATTGAACCAGGTCGCCGGCCGCACCGCAGCGGCGAAGGCGAAGAAGGCCGGGGTGTCTGTCGTCATGGGCCACACTCACCGCCTGGCTATTTCCCCGGAGTCCACCGGTTATGGCGGAAGGCTCAAGACCATCTACGGCTTCGAGGTTGGTCACCTCATGGATGTGAAGCAGGCCGGATACCTCCGGAACGGTCCGGCCAATTGGCAGCGCGGATTCGGCGTTCTTTACGCCGGTCAGCACGGGGCAACGCCGTACGCCATTCCGGTTGAAAATGACGGTTCGTTCGTCTTCGAGGGCGAGCGATTTGGAGCAATCAAGCGAGTTGGCGGGAAGTTCGCCAAGGGGGAGAACAAGAGTGACTGAGCTGGACTGGGATCGCCTGGACGGGATCGCTTATAAGGTCGCCCGTGAGATGGCGCTGAAGTGGCCCATCGTTGAGGCTGATGACGTGCGCCAGGAAATCATGGTCCACATCGTTGAGCAGGCGGAGCACGTAGCAAAGAAGGCCGACGACGGCGAATTCATTCGTCAGCTCTCCTGGCGAGTCGCGAAGTCGTACGCCAGCCGGGAGCAGAATCAGCGTGATCTGCTCGATGACCAGTACTACTACACGCCGGATGAGGCCCGTACTGCACTCCGGTCTTTCCTCCACACCGATGAGGAGATTTCCTCTCTGATCGGCAAGAAGGACGACCTCACTCGGTGCCGGATTTCTGACAACATCTTTTCCGCGCGAATGGATGCGGCGGCCGGTCTCCGCAAGCTCACCGAGCGGTATCGGGAAGTCCTGACGCGGATCTATATTCAGGGCCTTCCCCCGAAGGATGATGCCGAGCGTCGGACCTCATACAGGGCTGTGGATGCGCTAGCAGTAGCCATGAACAGCAATGTTCGTAGCAAGAAGTAAACAACGAAAAGAGACGCATGACTTTCAAGACTGAAACCGCTCAGACCGTCTACGAGCGCACTTACCGCCGGGAAAAGGCGGATGGCACCCTGGAGACCTGGCCCGAGACCGTACGGCGCGTGGTCGACGGAAACCTCAAGCTGGTGAACTCGCGATACATCGAGCCGGGCGAACGCGAGGCCCTAACCAACCTGATCGAGGACTTCCGGGCACTGCCCGCCGGCCGACACCTGAAGTCCTCCGGGGTCGCCGACTACGCCCTCAACAACTGCTGGGCCGCAGGCTGGGATGCGGAGAAGCCGGAGGAGCATTTCACGTTCGCCCTGCTCCGCCTGGCCGAGGGCGGCGGGGTCGGCAGCAACTACTCGAACCGGTACCTGAGCGACTTCCCGGCCGTGAGGAGTACCGTCCGGGTGCACGTCGTCTGTGACCCCGAGCACCCTGACTACCTCGACATGATCGAGGCCGGTCTCATCTCGGGGGAGTACTCCCACACCTGGGCAGGAGCCTATCCAGTCGAGGATTCACGAGAGGGCTGGGCGAAGGCCTTGGGTGGCCTCATCAGGGCCGCGCACCGCGATGACCTCGCGAGCCTGAACCGCGTATTCGACGTGAGCCGGGTCCGTCATAAGGGCGCCGCGCTGCGGAAGTTCGGCGGTACGGCAAGCGGCCCAGCACCCTTCGCCGAGCTGCTGATCAAGGCTGGCGACGTCCTGGCGGGCGCGGCCGGCGGGCCGCTCACCGGCATGGATGCGATGGCGATTGATCACGAGATCGCCCGCTGCATCGTGTCCGGTGGCGTTCGTCGTTCGGCCCGGATGTCGATCATGCATTGGGCTGACCCGCAGATCGGTGAGTTCCTGGCCTGCAAGGCGGACCAGGGGCAGCACTGGACGACCAACATCAGCGTGGAGGTCGACGGCGAGTTCATCACCCAGGCGCGGGCCGGCGGCGAGAAGGCCGCCCTGGTCCTGGCCGAGCTGGCGACCGGCGCGACGAAGAACGGTGAGCCGGGGTTCTGGAACAGCGAGCTGACCGCCGGAGGTGAGGTGGACGGTGTGTTCACCACCAATCCGTGTGGCGAGGCAACGCTGACCGAGTGGGAGCCCTGCAACCTGGGCTCGGTGAACCTTGGCGCCTACGTGGACCGGATGGGGCACGTCGACTTCAAGGGGCTCCACCAGGCCCACCGCCTACTGACCCGCTACCTGATCCGGGCAACCTGTGCGCCTGTGGCTGACCCGCGATCCGCGGAGGCCATCAAGCGGTACCGGCGGATCGGGGTGGGCCATCTCGGCTTCGCCGACTACCTGGCGAAGCAGGGAGTGCTGTACTCGGACGCACCTGACTTCTGGCTGATCGCGGCGAACCTGCGCGAGTTCGCGGCCGTCGTGGACCAGGCCGCCGCCGAGTACGCCAACGAGCTTCGCATCCCCGTACCGATCAAGAAGCGCGTGGTCGCGCCTACCGGGACGATCTCCAAGCTAGCTGGCGCATCCGGGGAGGGCATCCATGCCCCCTTCGCGGATTTCTTCATCCGACGCATCCGCTTCTCGACCGTAGAGCCGGAGGAGGTCGCAAAGGTCGAGGACTACCGCCGGCGCGGCTACCAGGTCGAGCCATGTATCTACGCGGCTAACACGATGGTGGTCTCCATCCCGACCAAGGACCCCTTGGTTGACGAGGTCCTGGACCCGGAGTACGTCCAGCACGCTGGCCAGCTCGGCCTTGAGGACATGCTGAGGGTCCAGGAGCTCTATCAGACCTATTGGGCCGATCAGGCGGTCTCCTACACGGCGTCCGTGGACCCGAAGCGGTACGGCCTGGACGACATCCAGGCCGTTCTACTGCACTTCATGCCCACACTGAAGGGGTCGACCATCTTCCCTGAGATGAGCCGTGCCCAGGCCCCCTATGAGCGGATCAGCCGCGAGGAGTACGAAGCCGAGGCAGCACGACTGGGGATCGAGGTAACCGATACCTCGTATGACGAAATCTGCACATCGGGCGCATGCCCCGTGTGAATGTCGTCACCAAAATCTAACTTGCAACTAGGTCATTTGCTGGGCAATACTGAATCCAGAGGGAAGGAAACCCGCTAATGAGTTCCTATCCGAATCCCTTCGACGAAACTTCCCCGTGGGACGAGCCGCAGTCGGCCCCCATAAACGAAAACACCCCCGACGCCCCGGAGGCGCCTGTGACTACTCCCGTCAACACCTCTCCAATCCCCGCTCCATTCACGATCGGGTTCACGATGAAGGCAGCTTCCGGCTTCGACGCGGAATGGCTGACGCCCCGTGTCCAGGGCTTCACGGCAGAGGAAACCGCTCAGCGTGGCGCCGAGCTGCTGACCGCCATGAAGACCACCGGCCTGATCGAGCTGGCCAGCAAGGCGGCGGAATTCACCCGAGAGCAGTACAAGGGAGGTGCTGGCGGCGGGTCTGCCCCGAAGCGATTCGAGGGCGGAAAGGTCACTCCCAAGGGCTCCGTCGGCGATGACGGGGACTGCCCGCACGGCCGAAAGCTCTTCGAAAAGGCCGATTGGGCCGCGATGTTCTGCCAGGCTCGCGAGAAGGCTGATCAGTGCGCGCCTCTTTGGCGACAGAAGGATGGGACCTTCAAGCCCAAGTAGGCCGTAGGGCCTTATTTTTTTGCCCTCTTACTTGCAACTAGGGGGCCGGGTCTCGTTCCCGGCCCCCACGCCCTGGAGAGACATGGAAATCCGCTCGGATATGCGCGTGGATCTGGTCAAGCATGCTGCTGAGGATGCTGACGTGACCTCCGCGGCCAGGGTCTCCACTCTCGGAGGCGAGACGCGTTTCGTCGCGGCCTCTGAGAAGGATGCCGGCCTGATCAACTACCTGATGCGCGACCGGCACGGATCGCCGTTCGAGCACGCCAGCATGACGTTTTACATCGAGTGCCCCATCTTCGTGTCACGTGAATTCATGCGTCATCGGGCTGGCTGGAGTTACAACGAGGAGAGCGGGCGCTATAAGGAACTTCAGCCGGTATTTTATGCCCCCGACCAACACCGGAAGTTGGTCCAGGTCGGCAAGCCGGGGGCCTATGAGTTCGAGGCCGGCACCGCAGTCCAGCGGAGTGCGCTCGAACGAGACCTCTACTCGGCATACATATGGGCCACCGACCACTACCGGTCAATCCTGGGCCGGGGAGTTGCCCGGGAGATCGCTCGGGTTGTACTTCCGGTGGGTCTTTACACGAGCTTCTACGCGACGTGCAACGCTCGCTCGCTGATGCACTTTCTGAGTCTTCGGACGAAGAATTCCGCGGCTAAGGTCCCGTCCTTCCCTCAGCGGGAAATTGAGATGGTCGCGGAACAGATGGAAGAGCAGTTTAAGGAGCTCATGCCCGTGACTTACGCAGCATTCAACGCCAACGGAAGGGTTGCCCCGTGAAGTTCCTAGCCCCATTCGTGGCCCTGGTCGCCGTCCTCGGAATCATCGTGGGCTCTCTCTGGATTTGGGCGGCTGCCCCGTGCTCGCTCTGGTCTTGGTCCAGGGCGGGTGACATGCCAGCCCGATGCCTCATGGAGCCGCGGTGAGTCGGCTCAGGCAATTCGTTGTCGAGGGCTGGGAAAACGGGGGCGTCGAGCTTATTCACAGCCCTTGCGAAGGATCTGTAGCCTCCGGCGGGTGTACCTGCTGTGAAGGGCAAGCGGTGACCCTTTTTGACCTCGTACAAGCATCCAAAGACCATCTCTGCGAAGAGAAGTTGGCTTGCTAGAAGTTCTGTCTCACGTGCCCGGCATTCTGCTGGGCTACACCATCGGTCGTCTCCTTCTGAAATGGGTTAAGCGTGGCTGACAAGATTCGTGTGACCGTCACTTACGAGTACACGCCGGACATGAAGGACTACCCGGGGTGCGGCGACGTGCATGCCGCTGCTCGGCTTGATGCCGACGAGAATGATGTCCGCCTGTTTCCCGAGGCGTACGACGAGGACATTGTCTCGGTCCGCTACGAGGGAATCCCCGGCTGATGGCCGGCGCCATCGTCACATGGGGGGCAATCGTGTTCGCCGTGGTCTACCTGATCGCACACTTCTACCTTGAATCCCGGAAGTAAGGAGCCCTATGCAGGTCATCACCTATATGATCCGCCGGCAGACCGTACGGATCAACGTTGCCGAAACGGTGATGGACCTCTGGGGCTTTATTGACTGGGTAGAAGCCAACCCGGTTATGGGTTTCGATACCGAGACAACAGGCCTCAACTGGTGGGATTCTGACCGGGGTTTCCGAATACGACTGGCTCAGTTCGGCAATGCCCATGAATCGTGGGTTCTGCCAGCCGAACTGAGTCAGGAGTTTCGGGAGGCCGCTGCGTGGGCCCTGCGAAAGGCAGAGCGCCTTATCGCGCACAACGGGACGTTCGATCAGCACGTGTCGGAGCACTGCCTAGGCGTGCCGCTCGAAGAGTTGGCACCCAAAACCCTCTGCACGAAGATCACTGCCCACCTTGTTGACCCACGCCAGGTCAAGGAACAGGGGCCCGGGCTCAAGCTGGAAGAACTGGCGAAATTCTACATCTCCCCGGAGCTGGCCGAAGAGGTCAAGGGCTCCATGACCCGAATAGCTCAGCGCTACAAGGTCAAAAAGGATGATATCTGGCCCGTCGTCAGGCTCTTCGATGAGGAATACCTTCTTTACGCCGGTATGGACCCCATTCTCGCCTACCGACTGTTCCACATCCTCTACCCGCTTATCCCGCTCCGGTCTAAGCGTAAGGGCCTGTTCGGCTGGGAACACCGCCTCGCGCACGTAACAGCCAAGATGGAGCGGGCGGGCTATCTACTCGATCCGCAGTACGCCAAGGCGCGGATCGAGGAGTTGAAGGCCGAGCAGGAGCAATGGGAGGCCGTAGCCCTTCGGCATGGCGTCGAGAACGTGAACTCCAATGCCCAACTAATCGAGGCGTTCACCGGGTTCGGGATCAAGCTCACCAAGCGAACCAAGCCGAGCAAGAACCACCCCAAGGGCCAGCCGGCCATGGACGACGAGGTTCTGTCGTCCATCGAGCACCCGCTAGCCGATGCGGTCATGAAGGCCAAAAAGGCCGGGAAGTGGCGGAAGACGTGGTTCGAGCGAGCCCTGAGCGGGATGGACTCGCGGAATCGCGTACATGCGTCGATTAATGCTCTCCAGGCCATTACGGCAAGGATGTCCATTACGGGTTCTGTGCCGGCTCAGACGTTCCCCGCTGGCTCTGGCTACGTCCGAGGGATGTTCCTTGCGGAGGAAGGCCATGTAACGGTCTGTATCGACTTTGGAAATATGGAGTTGCGGTTCCTTGCCGCAGAATCGCAGGACCCCGTGATGGTCGATGCGTTCCTGAATGACAAGGACCTGCATCAAATCACCGCGGACGCCGCCGATGTACCTCGTAAGACAGGCAAAATGGCGAACTTCTTGACCGTGTTCGGCGGAGGCCCGAAGGCCCTTTCCGAACAGGCCGGGGTGCCCTACTCGGTGGCAAAGCGGGTTATCGACGCATTTGGCAGCACCTACAAGAGAGTGGATGACCTGGCGAAGCGCCTCATGGACGAGGCGAAGCAAACCGGATTCATCTTCACCGTCACCGGGCGGCGCATTCCGGTTGAGTACCGGCGAGCGTACGCCGCCCTTAACTATTACATCCAGAGCGGAAGCCGAGACATCACCGCTCGTGCCCTCATTGCTCTCGACGCCGCAGGCTACACGCCCTTTATGCGCCTCGTAATTCACGATGAGATCGTTTTTTCCTTCCCCAAGGAGAGGGCCGTGGAGCTGGCCAAGAGAGCAGCCAAGATCATGGAGTTCACCGTCAAGGGGGTCCTGGTACCAGCAGAGGCCGAGATTGGTGATCAGTCTTGGGGCTCCGTTCTGGATCTCGAAGAGAGCAAGCATTGAGGCAGGACGAGGACTGCGAATACTGCCAGAACTTCGAAGCCATCGGCCTTTTTTGGCTTGACGACGTAGACACCGGCCTGTGTGCCGAGTGCGCTGAAGACAATGAAGCTGAGGAGTTTTTCCATGAGTGAGAGCCAGCAGGACCCCTTTGCCGAGATCATGGGTGACATCGAGAAGAAGTTCGGTGAGGCCCTTTTTCAGCAGCGTGCAATTACAGCAGCGCTAACGGCCGAGGCAACGGGACTGGTTTACACCCGAGCGGTCTCCTCTGGCGTCCCCCATGAGCTGGCTCAGGCCATGGCCGCCGAATTCTGGGATGCCGAGACCAGTCAGGCCGCCGGCGTCGAGGAGCTGGCGGGCGACGAGGAGTGA